CTGTATTAATTGTAATACTAACCGTAAATTCAGATGGAGGCGTTACATTGACAGTAGTGATTGTATTATTTCTAGAATAACGATGTTGAGTGCAACCAGCTAAAGTAACTCTACACCTATAAACTCTACCATTATATGCAGATGTAATATTTGGTATTACCAATACATCTGAAGTTTCATTCATATCAACTCCATTTTCTTGCCACATATATGATGGAGTACCACCAGTAAATACAGGACTCAAATCTAATGTTAGATTACTTCCAATCGTAACTATTTTAGTTGCTGAATCTGCGTAATAACTAAATCTTCTAATTACGGTAACGGTACATTCTGTCGTATATACGTCGTTTGGAACATCTTCTGCACTCAATTTACATCTAATCTTAGCACCATTATCAGTAATAGTGTCTAGAGCTCTAAGAATATAAGTTGAAGTGTTATCCGAAGTATTGTTAAATCCAGCACCAATATTACCAAAGTCAGAATCTCCAACTCTTTTAATCTGCCACTGATAATTAACTTCTGTATTAATAGAAGATGCTCCCTCACATACAAATGTATATGCTGCGCTTTGTCCCTCTAGAATCTGAATACTCGAAGCAATATTTTTCAATATATCAATACTAACTTCTTGTACTGTTAATTTGGCGACATTACTATTCAATACAACGCCACCAAAACTAGTCATTCTAACACGATAATATGCATCATCAGATTGACTAAGACTAAGTAAGGTTAAACTGCTTGATGTTTGACCTGTGATATTATTCCAGGTACCAACAGAAGTTACTGTGTTGTAATTTGTGCTTTTTTGCCATTGGTACGAAATTGGTTGAGCAGAAGAAGTAGTAGCGTTTATACTAAAAGTATGATTCGTAAACTCTCTTGCAACAACATCATTCAATGAAGAAACAGATGTGAAAGAATCCCTAAGTAATTTAAGTTGTGCTGGACTAGATGTGACAGAAGATAATTGTCCCGCAATACTTACTACACATCTAAACCATCTAAATGTAAGTGTTGTTGGCACTGGATTAATTATCAATATATCTGACGTTACACCATTGTAAGGCGAAGAATTAGGAACATTTGTCCAACCACTCGCTGAGTTAGTTCTATTATACTGCCAACGATAAGATATATCAGAAGAAGATCCGCTAGAAGGAATAACAGATATAGAAAATGCAGATGCACCATTTGGATATTGTTCGCTGGTAGCTGGTTGATTTGTAATATAAACTGTTCGATATACATTAATGGTAATTTCACTAGAATAATATGGAGTAATGGTTTTAGTATTACCATTTAGAGTAAAAATTGCCGAAGACTCTATTTTTACTCTATATTTTGCACCATTATCTATATTATTACGCAGTGGTGGTGTTATCAAATATATTGTTTCAAAAGATGGAGTATTTGTTGGAAATTGTGTATAATTACCACCAGAATTAGATGTTGTCACTACTACTGGAGCTGTATCTGTAACATCACCCCAAGTAGAAGATCCAGGATTTTTTCTTTGCCAAGTGAAAGTTTTATTGCCATTTAAACCAGTATTTCTTTCAATATCAATATCAGCACTTATAATTAAATTTTGTATTGGATCGTTTTCGTATATATTTCTATCTACTATATTTCCATATCTATCTTCATTAATATTATAAGTAGTGGTATTAACCACTGCTGGCACTTGCACATCTGTCATGTAAATGTAATGAGGGTCACTTGTGACAGTTGCTTCACCAACGCTACCAGAAATAACACATCTAAATCCTGGATTGTCATAATAAATTAATCTTTCTATCTCTAAAACATCACTATTAGATGTAGTTCCAGACTTCAATCTAAAAGTGTAAAAACTAAGTAATTGTGATATCGAAGTCCACGATCCATCACCGAAATTTATTTGCCAATCAAAAGTTAAAGGTGTACCTGCAGTGGTAAGAGCACCAACAGAAACTCTAACATTACCACTATTACTTATACTTGTTTTATAACAATTTGTGATATCAGTATCATTAGCATCTACTCCTGGTTGACGGTAGATATTAATTACTGGATCAATATACAATAGTGATTCTGGTGAATTGACTGGAGTATTAATTGCCCCTGTATATGAAACTCTTACCCTAAAAATCTTTAAATTATCAGAAAATGTAAGATTTTGAATAGTAAGCGTCGAATACTTCATATACGACGAAGGACTCGCAGAAATTGGAGCATTCGTATTTGATATCGATACATCTCCACCAGCAGTAATAGTATTCCAAGTACTACCACTATCTATACTATATTGCCATTGAAAAGCTAAATTATTAACTAACGTAGTATTGGATATGTCAGCATTAGATAAAGTTGCAGACATTGTAAGAACTAATGTTTCACCTACACTTTTCGTTTGAGAAGTAGGAAGAAAATCTACAGTAGGATCAATAGCAATGACTATGGATGGATCTTGATAAACTGTGACAATTCTATTTCCAATAGTAGGATACTCATTGCTGTTAATCGTATCCGTGCCATTACTTACAACAACACGATAGTATATTCCACTTTGATTTATTGTTAATGATCCAGTATCATACGAAGAACTAGTATTATCACTAAGACCAGATGAGCTATAAGTTATCCCATCCGTAGAAAATTGCCATTCATAAGTTAAAGTAGCTCCCAAACTATCAGAAGCACTAACATTAAAAGTTACACCGTTGCCAGCGGCGGTAGTGGGATTTGTTGGTGTTAAACTTTGAATTACAATTGCCATTTTTTTAGAATTTAATTAGATATTCTGTGATAATAAATTTTGGAGCAATATCATCCATTTTAAATAAACTTCTTGTTCTCATTTTTACTGTGGTTGTGATACCAGAAGCAGGTAGTGTAACTGCTGGTATTGTACTATTTGGACCAGACCAATTAACTACTGCAGTTCCCAAAGCGTGGGCGTGGTCAGAATCTTCACCTTCATCTGCATATGAAATAAAACGATGCTCAACACCAGCATTTTCGCCCCCAGTCACGAAAGTATTATTAGCACCTCGCCAACAAAATCCGCCGCCGCCCCAAGAGCAAGACCTTAACGCCTGGCGATTTTGACTAATTCTAGCAGCAATCGTATATTCCCCCAAATGTCCATGAGCAACAAAATTTCCCATAGACAAAGTTGTAGCAGCAGATCTACTTGGTGGAGATAAATATCTCCACAATCCAGTAAATGAAAGTACTACAGCTGGAGCAGCAAAATTACCATCAAATCCAAATTCTACTTCATCACCACTACTCTCTAAACTAACACCAATACCAGCTTTATTAATAGGTAAATTATTTTCACCAGTAACAGTATCATTAAGATAACTACCTGGATTTGAAGAAGCAGTGATGTATTTGCTACCTAAATCAGGAAGCTGAAAAGTTCCTCCAGTGCCATTAGGATCTCTTTCTTGAAGAGTAACTCCAGTTTTTCTATATATGCACTGATTACCTACACCCAAAACTTCTGCTAACGCTGGAAATTGGTCTGCTTGTAATATTTGACCCCTACATTTCAAAAAACCAGCTGGACAATATTCTTTATAATCTTGATCAAGAGGAAGCAATCCATTTATATCAGTAAAAAATGGGAAAATGGACCCAGTAACACCACCATGCTTTCCTTTTTCGAACGAATAATTTTTCATTTTTTTATTAATACGCTCTGATTATAAACAGCATTTCCAAAGAAGGAGTGTTAGTATCTACACTAATAGTACCAAAATTTTGTCCTGGTGCATTATTAATTCTAACAGTATTTAGTGCAATATCTCTTCTCAATCCAGGACTAGTGACCCTGAATTTACCCTGTAAATTGTAAGTATTTGATCCGTGAAAATGCTCTGCTCCTTCAATTATTTCATCGTGACTACGACTAGTAAACAAAGTGCCATTACATTGCATATTTCCTTCACATCTTCCATCTCCCTCAGAGTAAACTGTGGCATTAGTCTCTCCAAATAAATTGGTGGTTTGCACTCTACCTCCGCCACCAGTGCCACGAAACGGTCCTTGAGGAAATTGAAAATTATTATCCAAATCTTCGGGAACATCACCCCTTGATACTCTAACTTGCACAGATGGATTTGCAGAGACTCTAAAAGCAGCAGTAGTAGTACAGTTAACTAGACATTCACCACCAGGTTCTCGGCGGCGGCCTTGACACCAACTAGCACGACTACCTTCCCTATTATAAGAAGTAGGATCAGTACTAGGATCTGCATGACTGTGCTCAGGAAGATGATTTACTCCCAAAGATTCTCCAGCAATAGTTGCCGTAAATGTGTAATTACCGTCGTCTACTGTTATATCATCATAAATCCCTTGAAATTGCACTGTAGTGCTTCTTTCCTGACCTACTAAATCAATAGTAGAAATCCAAAATGTTTGGGAATTACTACCAGTGTCTCCATTTGTTCCTCGACCTATTATATTCCAAAAAGGGTCTAAATCAAATGTATCAGAATTTGAAGACGGGGAATGAGCATCTCCTGCGCTTTTCAAATGATTGTAGTGCCCCCTAAAAGCATCCATAATACCTGGACCACCCTGTGTCAATGGTGGTAACCTATAAGTGCTTCCGATAGTTCCACCATATGCGTTACCAATTATTTTAAAAAGTATTGGATATCTAGTATTTGAAATTGTTGCGCCATTACACACAATCCACCCAGGGGGAATTGTAGATTGGTCAGATGCCCACGGTATTATAGCGCCAATGGGCAAACCTTTCATAGAGCGTATTCTATTATATTTGATTGTATCTGCAAATGCCATAGAATTAAATCTCCATCAAGAACCAACCCTGCTGCTCTCCAGCGATACTATTTCCTGCTGCATCTGTTTCCCCGACATAGATAAGACCAAAAGCAGCATTTGGAGTGTTAACAACCAATTCACCACCTCCATAATTAGATGCCCCACCCAAACTACTACCAGTTGGACTTCCTTGTAGAGATGTGCCAAGAGGTGCTCTAATAACTAGATTGACACTAAAGTTTAGAGCTCCACCAACATCAACAACTCTAATTGTATCTCCAGTAAGAGCGTCCTGAGGAAGTAATAAAACTAAAGTAGATGAAGGTCTAATCAAGTATTGAATATTTGGTCTCAATTGATATTGAGTATCAGATTGGGCAGATGCTTGATTGTTTCCTTGAGCACTAATAAAGACTGTTTTTCTGCCACCATTAGCATTATAGAAGTTTTCGTGTCCGAAAGCTTGTATAGAAGCATCCTGTCTAATTCTAAATGGTTTTGAATTATTATTACCTAAATTATTAATACTTAAGTAATTAACAGCAGCAGTAGGAGTACTAGTATAAGAGCCATGTAATGTAAGTGTTGCACCAGTGGCAGCAGAAGTTAATTCTCGTCCAATTACTGTACTACCTAATTGAGCGTCAACAGAGAATCTAGTAGTAAATGGATTTTGTCCAGTTTCCGTTGATGCGGGAGTAGTTAAAGTACCAACTGTCAAGTCATCGCCAACACGTAAAGTGCCTGCAATTTTAGTATTGCCAGTAGCACCCAATACTTCAAGTGCAATATTTTGTGCTACATCTTCTCTTCCTTTATCGAAATTACCAGAAGCAAAGAAGGAATCTTTAAAGATTTTGAGATTACCACCATTATAGATGCTTGTATTTCCAGATGCGGATTCGACATAGAATTTTGGAAGAGATCCATTAGTAATTACGAAATACTGTTTTGCTGGTGTAGAAGTAGAAGTATTACCACTCAACTCAATTGAATTATGTACAATTAAGTTTCCGCCACCAGTTGCAATAATTGGATTTCCGTCCTTATCAACATCTGGTTTAGAAGTGCTAGATGGGAATCCATAAGAATCTGCTAGATTCTGGTCATTATCAGCATCATTAAATGGTTTAGTTGTATCATAACCAATTACAACGTCACCAGAAATTTGTGTGTTACCTGTAGTTGATATTGTTTCAAATACTTTTAATGCATCTTTTTCAAATGATTCATTACCAAAATCTCCATTATTAATGACAAACTTCTGAGCATCTGCAGGATTTACCTGTGTAATTCTCACATATTCGCCACCTTCATTCAAACTTACCTTATTAAGTCTAAACAAATCATTAATTTTGATATTTGCAGAGAATTCAGCAACATTAATAGCATTGCTAACGGCCGTTATTGGATTTGGATCTATATACGATGCATTTTGTTGCTCAACTAATCTGTAAATTCTCTGTCCATCTGGGTGAGATGATGCAGCTGTTCCTCTTTGTGCTCTTATAACTTCAACGTAGAATGGTTGTGGGCTATTAGGCACAAATGTGGATGGGAAATTAACTGTCTGAATAATTTCTTCACCAATTAAATACAATTGATTAATACCAATACCCGTTGGATTACTAATAGGAAGATTCCATGTTTGAATTCCATTAAAAATTCTATTCTTGAAAGAATCGTTGCCCCAGGGAACATCACCAGTTGTATCAATCACAGTGGAGAATAATCTCATTCTAGCATTACCTGCATCAGTAGTGCCAGATCTAAGTGCAATAGTGATATTATTATCAGAACTATTTTTTAATGTAAATCCTGTGGAATCTCTACTTGCAACATAATAAGTTACATTAGTAGAAACGCCAGTTAGATTACCAACATCAAAAAATACTACCGCATCGTTTTGACTAAACCAATAATTATCAGAAAGTAATTTATTATTTACTACTGTATTGATTCTAACAGTGCCATCAAAATTAGGAACAACAGAGAAATAATCGATATTCAAATTATCAAGACTACCAACCGACTGAGTAAGTCCTATATTTGTAATTACAGTACCAGTTGCTGCAGCCTGTGGATAATTAATACCAGGATTAGTATAAGTAAATGAATTTGGTCCAGTTACAGTAATTGCTACTTGTCCGACCGTATTAAATGAATCGACACTACTTACAATTTGAGCAGTAGAAGAAATATTATGTGGGGAAACAGTGGTTACAGTCGCAACGCCATTAGATCTTGTAAGAGTTGCAATTCTAATAGTGCCAAAGATATTTCTATTAATACCAAGATTGGTGTTTTTCAATCCACCATTTTGAGTAACATCAGATTCAAAGAATGAAGAACCTAATACTTTCAATCCATTTCTGATTGTAGTTGTGCCAGCAACACCACCAAGAGTTAATGTACCAACACTTAAACCAATATTAAGTTTAGTAATTCCAGATGGGAATAGAGTGAATTCATCATTCAATGAAGTGGTATTAATTTCACCACCATTAATAGTTAATACACCATCAACTATAGTCTGATAATTTTTAATGTTGAAGAAACTGGACTGTCTGTTTAAGAATGCTCCACCAAAAGTAATATTTGATGAATATGCAGTATCATTATTTTCAACCGTGCCAATATCAATTATAGAATTAGTAGCATTAGTATGAATATTGAGAGTTGATGCACCAGTTACCGCAGTGCCAATATTTACAGTTTGCTGGGTTGTTGCGAGATTTCCAACATTAACTGTTGTTGCATATCCAGCAAGAGTAAGATTAGTAGTGCTAGTCTGATTGGCAATTGTAAAGACACCCGAAGTAGTGCGAATATCTCCACCATTTACATCAATATCAGATTCAAATCTGAAATCACCAGTGATTCTACCAGTGCCAGCAACCACAAGTGCTCTATCCAATGCACCATCAGCAATATTAATACCAACTCTACCCTCATTATTTGTAGCAATTCTAAATGTTGCTGTGGTATCTGGATTCGCACTATCACCACCGACTAAGAAAGCATGTCTTGTTGGTAATGGAGTGCCACCATTAAGATTAGAGAAGTTTGTTTGCTTCTTGCCGCTGATAAAGGCGTTACCAACAACATCAAGGTTTGCTCTTGGCTCAGTTCTTGTTGGGGCAATAAATCCAGTTGCATAATCAGTAGAAAGAGCTCTAGCAAGAGTGTTAATACCTAACTTATAATCACCATATGTTTCTGTTTCTGTGCGAAGTGCTTCAGCACCAATAACACCAACTTCTTTCCACTGCGACTCACCACGAGCAATTTCAAGAGTGCCTTGAATGATTGGATTTGTTGAAGAAATATATGGAGGATTGCCAGATAATGTAGCTTCAGACGCTCTTCTCGTTAGGAGATAAACATAACTGTTTGATTCGGAGTATTCATATCCTTCAGATGGATTGTCGTATACAGTGTGGACACCATTAATAAACTGAAGTCTATCTGTGCCGCCAGTGATTCTGATTTGCGTTGACCTTGTGATTCCGAGAGAAGCTCCAGGATTAGAAGTGCTAAAATTAATTTTTCCAATCTGGAAAATTAATTTAACAACATTGAGGTTTGGATAGAATTGTACGCCTGTAATATCAATCGATGATTCTTGTCCAGCAGGTGCGCCAAGTCTATATGCAACATAAGAATTTGCATAAATCCAACCAAGAGAACCAGTATAATTAATCTGTGCCCCTTTGAGTATTACATCACCAGAAAGAGGAACAGATGAACCAAAGGCAATAGTTTGTGAAGAATCAAATCTTGCTTTAGCACCAACAGTGAATTGGTTAGGAGTTACGTTTGTAATTGAAGTGCGGAATGAATAACGCTGGGTGCCGCGTGTATTCATATCGAATATAGCAGCTCTTACTCTATTCTTATCAATTACAACGTCACCAGCTCTTGTAGTATCAAGTTGGGGGTCATCATCACCTGGGAATACACCCTGTCTATCTCCAGGTCTAGAAACAATAGTGAGAGATGGAGGCGTCATGATTGCCTCAAACTCTGGGTCAACATTAATAGTAACTGGAGAGTTGAAGAAGTTAGTTAAATTTGGTGGAGCATTGAGAGTGATAATATTCTCAAAAGTAACGGGATCTTCAAATACCGTTACGAGGCTACCGAAATCTCCATCCTCTTCTGTCTCTTCATCTGTAATAATAGCATCGAGAAACTCTTCTTCACCAGTAATAGCATTAATCTTACGGTTACCGATGTAAAGCTCACCATTAGAGTTAATACCAGTATAGAATACAATACCAGCATCTTGACGCTTGGACTGTGCATAGTAATCTTGTACAGAAGTTAAGATAACAGTTTGTCTTGCTGGGAAACCAGTTGAGTAGTTACCAGGACCAAAACCAAGATATTCAAACGTGTGGTTACCTGCACGAGCAATAGATGGTCTACGTAATTCAACATAGATTCTTTGCTCTAATGGGAATTGAGAATCACCAGCAATAGGAATTAGTCTTTCCTCAGCCCCAGAAGACGCTGCGCCAGACCTTGCTTCAATCTTAGTTGCATTTGTAGTGAATTCATATCTACCAGATCCAGGATCTTGAATGAAATCTAATACTGCTTCCTTAGTGATGCTATTCTTAGCATCATTAATTGTTACTAGACCATGGATGTAGTTATCTGCCGCACAAACAGATGCTGGTGGGTCGATGATAGTTGTATTCTTATTACCACCTTGAGAATCAGAACCATCATACTGGAATAATAGTGCATCATTTTTATATGATAGTGGATATAGTCTAGATACTGGTTGACTAAACTTAAAGTTTCTGAAGTTGGTACCAACTCCAGATCCAGTTGGATATGGGGAAATATCACCACGAATACACGTTAGGTAGTAAATACCATCTTGCTGGCGTGGAATTCTTCTTTGAATAGTTTCAATTTTGTAAATATAATATGTTTGTGCTAGGTCTTCTACATCTTCAACACTCACAACACGATACTGTCTAGCAGCATCGTCAGTAATGATGTCACCTGGAGTTACTGTGTAAACATTAGATGCCTCAACTGCATATAAGAAATTTTTCTTATCCTCTTTTCCAAAGTTTGGTCTAGAGATAAGTTCAGCAATTACATTTGCTTCCCCATCAATTTCCTGAATAAAGAATGTTTGAGTCTTTTCATCAAAATCTAATTCGCCTTCCAAATCCTTTAGAATGAGATAATTGAAAGTTTCTGTGCCACCCTCTACTGGCTCTGTTCCATACCATGAGTGGACAATAGCAGATCCAGTGTATTCACCATACCATCTAATTCTCTTTTCAGGAACAAAGTTTCCATTACCACCCTGAGGTTGTGCAACTTTTACAGTTACAAATCTCTTTGCTTTTAGCGATTCTACATCAAGTCCATGGTCGAATACAACCATTTCCATGTATCCACCTTCAACAATCTTCGCAGATTGAATTGTAAATGAGATATTACTTTCAGTCTTGGTGCCTTCAATTCTCTTTCTAATTTCTGGATTATAAGGATCGTAAGTTCCCAATACATTAGTTACACCAATTCTTTCTCTTGGTGATGGACCATTCTGGAAGAATGTCGCATCTTTCTGGTCGTTAGCAGAAACAGGCTTAAGTAGTAATCTCTGAGGTAAAAGTTTTCTAGTTTCGTCAGTTCTAATTTTAATAGCAAAACCATTGATAGGATCTCTAACATCATCACGATAGTTAGGAATTACATAACGTAGTTTGTAAGTTCTATCGTCATTTTCTCTAGTATCATCTGCTCTGTAGAAGAATGAGTCTGGAGTTCTGGGTGGTTTGTTAACATATGAAGAACCTCTAGATGGGTCATTCAATGTTAATCTTTCGTAGATTTCATTACCTTGTAGAAGAGTTCTGATAAACCAACCACCCTGTACAGGGTCATAACCAATAGGACTTCTCTTTCTGTTTGCAAGTACAAAGAATTCTTCTCCACTTGGGAAATTAAATTGTACAGCATTTTGTCTATTAATAGCATCAGATACTGATGTATAAATCGAGAATTGATTATTCTTGGTATATGTTGCTGGTCTACCAACATAGTAGTTTCTATTTGTTTCTAGTCTACCACCAGATGTTTTTGCAGGTAGAGTAGCGAGAGCAGCAGCATCAACGATTCCATTGGTTAGATTTTCTTCTAGTGGATAGAAGAATACTTGCTGAACCTGGACACCAGCATATGCAGTATCAAATACGTTATTGGTTGAAGTTTCAAATACTCTGGAACTTGTTAATTTAGCAGTATAGCGGTGCAAATCGTAATTAACATTTGTCAAATATTGATGAACTTCAATCTGAACATCTGGGTCAATTCCACTAGTCTCAGAAGAATAAATGTAGTTACCAGCAGTAGCATTTTCGATGCTAGTTGCAAGCATAAATGACTGAGTATTATTAAATTGTGCTGTTGCTCCACCAGCAGAATAATCATATGGTGCAGTAATCTTACCAGGAGCAATTACATAATAATTTTTGTTGCTTTCAAATCCTTTTGGTAATCTTACGAGACGCTTATCAACATCAACTGGTTTACCAGTAGAAGGATCTTTTCTTGGAACAGCAACAAGTCTTACTGGTGTGCCTGTTTCTAGATTGTGTGGATTGCTACCAGATACTTTAAATAGAGTTGCTCTCTGTGCAAACGAAGTTGTGTTTACAAGTTGAGAAATGAGAGGCTCGGCATCAACACCATTCTTAATAATGTTTTCAATTACTCTCATCTTCTCGATGATAGCATCCTTAGTACCAGCACACTTGTTAGCACTTGTGTCTACAATAATACTATTGTCTCTTTCAGGCTTTGTTCTTTCAGTATATTCATCTGTACCAAAAGTTTTTGGAGGAAGTGGAGATAGATTTTGAAGAGCGCCGAGAAGAATATCAAACTCAGTGGCAATGGTATAAGCAACATCTGCACAACGAGGAACTCCAGCAGTTGTAGTATCAATAGTAGGATCAATTTGATAATCTAAAGTTGTATTTGGGCGCTTAACATACAATGGATCGGAGTCTGTGCCATCACCAGTTCTCCAGTTACGCATCGCAAGAATAGCAAGATCTCTTGCCTTCTTATATGCATATACACTAATATCCAACTCACCAATAAGTGATGCTGCCCCAGCATTATATTTCAGAGCAGGATACTGATAAGAACCATTTTGTAGTTTTGTGAGAAGAATATTGAATAGTGAATTAATTTCGTTTCTTACATCAAGATAGGCATTAGGATTATCATTTGGAATGTTTGGACCAGGAACGCCTAATTCTGCTGGGCCAACAGGAATACCAAAATCTCTTACATTGAGTTGATTTGTTACTGCCTTGAAGCAAAGGTCTCTAGCAGCTTGGAATGCAGTTACTGACTGAGCAATTTCGCCAGCAAGTCCATTGTTTAATAGAGTATTGCCAGTGCTATCAAAATATGACTTGGTTGCAGTAATAATATTATAGTTTCCACCTAGAGCAAGGTCTTCTGCGATAGAATCAACAATGAATCCGATGTCACGCTTACACTTAGCTTGGAATTCTGGTGCGCTACCATAATTAATTGGAGGTAATGCTGGATTTTGTGTAGTGCCAGTTACTAAATCACCTTGACGAATTCTAGCAAAAATAATATTAGAAAGTGTATCTAATGTTGCTTGGACATTAGAGCAAGATTGACTATCATCATTGTTAGCAGTTACACCAGGAGTGCCAAATACGCTTAATCCAGATTGAGGAGTGCCAGGTGCTGGATCTCCAGTTAGAGAAAGATCTTTAACAGTTAGTTGGTTAGTAATTGCCTTCTTCATTTCGGCAATTGCCGCAGTGTAGGCAAAGATAGATTTTTGCTCTTCACCTTGAAGACCATTCTGAATCCATGCCTGCTCTACTGTAGAAACAGTTACTACAACATCATCAACTACATTAACACCACCAATAGAAGATCCAGGAATAGTTACTGTATTACCAGCAACATACTTATAACCAGCAGCGTTAATAGTAACAGATGTAATTGCACCAGTAGAGCTTCTGGTTACATTGAAGGTAGCTCCCACACCGCTACCATTTGTCGTAGTTGAAACGCCAGTGTAAACTCTATTCTGTCTATTGGAAAGAGTAGTGCCATTGCTACGGGTAAAGGTTAAGATTTTGCCATTAACTTTATCTTCAATAAAATATTGACGAATAAAATCAATAGAATATGAGTTTCCTAGTGTAGTTAAATCAGTAGAAACTGCATCAATAAAATATCCGATATCACGCTTACACTTGTTTTCTAAATCTGCTGGAGCAGGTGTTGGAAGGCCGCTAGCAAGTAGAGCATTATAAGCATTATTAATAATTTCTGCTCTATTTTGCTGAATTAGACGATATGAATCCTTATATCTTGAATAAACATTTGTCTGAGTATCTCCACCATCTGTAAATCCAGGTCCACCATAATAGAAATCTGGATATTCGATAGCAAGTTTTGCAGCTGCTTTGTCTACAATTTCTCTTCTATTTGAAAGAATAAGATTCTTGGAATAAGCATAACGAGAAGGAGCTCCAACATATGCTTCTGTAGCAGTTACAATACCAGAGTTGCCAGTTGTTTTAAGGTCTTGAATTACACCATCAAGCACTAAACCAATATCACGCTTACACTTAGTATCGTTTGGCACTGTAACTGTTGGGTATTGTGCCTTAGCAAGATTGAGTGCTTCTTCTGCAATAAAATCTTTGTTGCGATTGATTAAAGTGCCAGCATCAAATGCTCTACCAGATGAGGTAGCAAACTTACCTTGCTCTAATTCAAAGTTGAGTGTAACACCACCAACACCAATAGAGTTTGCAGTAATGGTAATGAGTGCTTGCACCTCCTCAGTATCATTTCTGTTACCAAGTTTAAATTGAGTTGTGTTTACAATTTCTCTAATATAGGTGCCAGCAGGAATTGGATTTGTTTGACCAGAAGCAACTGTAGCAGTTACTTTCATGCCCTCTACTAATCCAATAGTAGTGATATTGTTGGGTACAGTAACTGTTGATTGTCCAACAAAAGTTGAGCATCCTTCAATACGGAAATTCCAATTACGCATTGCAGCAACTGCAAGATTTCTAGCGTAATTAAATGCATCAAGAGTTTCTTCCTTCTCTGTGCTGATATAATCTAATTCGTTACCAACATAGTATGCTTGTGCTGCCTGGACGCTATTAACATTACCACCAACACGAAGGTCATTGGCAACTGCTTCTAGGATATAACCTACGTCACGCTTACACTTATTGATGCTGATGGGTCTAGTGAGAAGATATGGATACTTACGAGTGATGTATCCATATGTTTCAGCAGCAATGAAATCTCTGTTTAAATCAATAAGATTTGCAGCATCTTGGTCGTTGTTTGAAACTCCAGTTGCTACGCTTGGACTCAAAATAGATAGAGAAACATTCCACTTCTGATAACCAGATGGAGAAATTTCTGCACTGCGAATAGCTCCAGTAAATCCCTGTGCTGGATCTAGTTTAACATAAATTTTTTCGTGTGCAGCTGCGCCAAGACGATAACCATTTACAGTAGTAGATGGTTTTTGTAAAGGATTAGATGCTTCATCCTGACCATAATATAGTTTTGTTGTAACAGAAGAATTGCCGTTGGGACCATCAAAGTTTAGAGCATTTGGATTTCTAGACTTGATTTGATTGAATGTGAAATACTGGAATTTCTTAGTTGTAGTGGTAACTTTTCTTGGTGGGACAATGTGCGAAATATATCCACCTTGATCCTGGGCAAAGGAATATCCCTTATAACCAATAGCATGTAGAGAGGTATTACCAAAGTTAGAGTTTGAGTTGGTGATAGACATATCACCACCAGACTCCATGAGGAAGTGGTCAGCGAAACCTACAGCGAAGATAGAAACGTTTTGAATGAATGCGTCATTCGATGCTTTAACGTGGAAGTTTCTCCAATCATCTTTCCAGTATGCGTCACCCTTAGTGTGGTAAGGTGTGGTTGCAAACGCATCAGTAAGAGGTGCCTGATTCCAAGTGTTAGAGAATTCATCGTAGCGAATGAATGCTCTGTCGTCTCTCTGTAGCGAAACACCCGTATACTGGGCGATAACCATCGACTTGAAACCACTTGCCTTGGATCCATCAGCGTGGATGCCACAGATACCCCACGTAGAGCGGATAGAGACGTTGAAGACGTATGGTGAGGCAGATTCTACCGAGTCAACTTCCGCTTGCGTGATGGCGTTTGTATCGAGCGTAGGAGGCGTAATTGGTTGCCCAATTCTATCGCCTAATCCTACAGCAGCAGCATTCTTACCTTCTACACGATACGAGAATTCTTTAGGATCACTAATGCTGATTCCTCTAACAGCAAATACACCAGTGAGAGGGTCATTTGCAAGTGGAATTGGCTCGCTAGCACCTGCAGGAAGAGTCGAACGAAGATTCGCAACAGCAACTGCTTGTCCTACATAATATCCATGATTTGTCTTCGTTCTAACAGTGACATCTAAAGCAGTGGTGCCAGGGACATTATTAACTTCGATAGAATCAATACGAATAGCATCTTGAAGAGGACCAACAATTCTATTTTCTTGTGGTCTCTGAGTAAATTCACCAGGATCGTCAATTGTTGGTTGGAATAGAGAGAATGCCTTAGCAATCTTTCTGTAAAGTAAACCTAGATCGTCTCTACTAGCAAATTCAAAGTTACAAATTTTGTGGTGAGAATAATAAGGTATAGATTTAATAGTAGAATTTGGTTGAGAATAAACTTTACCAATTCCTTCATTTTCATCATACAATGGTGAATTAGGATCAACATCACCATCAAGAATAGTAAACTGCCAGAAATAGCATCCACCAGTTACGTTAAAAAGGGTTGTGCGACCGATATCCTTGTCTGCTGGGTCTGGAACATAGAGAGGATGCAGACGAGTCCTACGGAGGTCCATACCAACGAGAGAGGTGCCTCTAGGAATCGTAGCGCCACCGTTAGGACCGTTAAACTTGTAGAGAATATTATCAGGATTGCTGAGGTCTACAATCGAGTTATCTTCCCACTCTTGTGTTGCTTGATTGAATGCAAAAGGAACAATTTCCTCTGCATTCATGATGCCAGGACGGTTATCAATATAGTGGTTGCCTGGCGACAACATAATTGTAAATTGGTCAAAACGATCATTCTCTTGACCAGGAACATACGAATACCTAGCAACCTCTAGGAATGCTCTCTGAATTGTGAGGAAAGGACGGGTTGGGGAGTTGCCTCTATTGTCTAATGCATCAGAAGCATTAAAATCGTCAGGTGAAACATATAGATATCTTCCAGTTTTACTAGAAATTAAATTCTCTAATTTGGTTAGTGGCATGTTCCTCAGGTACCCTTAATTACATAGGATTTCTTCTGTGTTATTTATACAAAAAAACCCCAGGCGGACCTGGGGTTGGTTTTACTTCCTTCACACGGAAGCCCAAGGTCGGACTTGAACCGACGACCTACGGTTTACAAAACCGTTGCTCTATCCAGCTGAGCTACTCAGGCATATTCAAAGAGAAATTCGTGTGTATATTTCTCTCCAAACTCTTTACCAAATTTAGAAGACATGTAACCAGAAACAGGATCTAACTTTAGCATATATTTGTCAAAATCAGCAAATTCTGTTACATCATCTTCATCTGGTTGTGCTTCTTCTAGTAATTTGGCGTAAGTGCTAACATATTTCTCGAAATCAGGCAAATATTGCTCAACTTCATCCATATGGCACTTACGCACAAATACATAGCGTGAAAAGTGATTACCTGGCTCAAAGAAACGAATTTCTTTGGTATTGCCAGCATACTCACCCATGTTTTCCCTCACAATCTCATGATCAAAGTCATAATGCTCTTTTGGGTGTTGAAAATCAAATGTTAGAATAACTTTGTTTTCAAAGAATGCCATCAAGTCCATTCCCAGACAAGGCAGGTTTTTGCCTGTTTTTGGATAGATGATATTATTATATATTGAAGAAACACCGTGGGAAATATCGGTAATTCTTGCTTTTTTGATATACTTGCCCTCGTAGAGCATCGAATCCATCACAATGTCCTTGTGACTATGAGTTTCACTGTATGTTTTGTTTAGGTCCAGATAGTCAAAAAGTATTTCATGGTATTTGCCCCAAAACATAATCGTGTCCTCAGTCGTCTTTAGGAAGTAGCTCTGGATTGTCTATTTCTACTTCAAACATTAGCGGATGCATTTCTTCCATTATTAAATAATTGGAAATTTTAAACATATCCTCATCATCGTAATCACGATGAGTCAGTGCTTCTGTTTGGACAGCAGGGTGGTCTTGTATAATCTGAGGTAATTCGTCAAATGTATAGGGAAGACCTTGGATGAAATACATTCGCACAACTTCTCCCATATAGAAGCAGTATGCTTGTGTTAGTGTGTATTTCATTACATTTCCCACTACAATGTATTTAGTAGGAAATAGGGCGAGGGAGACTTGAACTCCCACGGGCATAAGCCCAACAGATTTTAAGTCTGGTGTGTCTACCGATTCCACCACCGCCCCAAAAATTACCGACAAATAATAGTATCGGTTTTTAGTAGTTTTCTACACTTATCTAGTAGGTCAAAGAATTCATTAATTGTGGAGCATTTAAGGACAATAGTGGAATTGTCCTCTCCACGAATGATTATCTTCTTATTATACAGGTCCGTTGTGATTTTGTCAATCACTTGCTCGTTAGAAATCACTTTTCTGCCAAACGAGGAAGGAACATGTAACCAATCTCATCACCGTCATCAGCACTACCCCATTCCCAGAATTCTTGGGCAAGAGCCATAATATCTTCTTGACGGTCTTCTTTGTCGAGAGCATCAAAACGAGATTCTACATATTCAAGGATACTATCGATGGTTTCTTGCACTTGGTCAGACTCAACTTCTAGAATTTGACCGTCATCACCGTAGTTGAGCATTTGGAGTGTCTCCTCTGTGTATGTATGTATTATAGCAGGGTTGGAGGGGGTTGTCAAGAGCTCTTAAGAATCTCTTAGGGACTCGGCCCCTTCAACCGAGCACATCGTTATTGTAGCAGGATGGCAGGGGTCTGTCAAGGGGGCAGCTCGACTTTTTTTAGCGATTTTTTGCCGAGATTTTTTTTGCGCCTATTTGGTAATTAGAGGTCAATTTTGGATTTTCTAAATTATTCCGATGTTATCCACCGTTAAGTCTTCTCCATTTGCTCTAACTAATGGACCAGCTAATTGCACTAACACCCCGCTGGCTACAACTGTAGTTAATGCGCCAGACAATACTGCCGCACCACCTGCTAGGAGACCAATTGCACCAGCAGCAGAAACATTCAATGCTCCTCCAGCATTAATACTAACAGTGCCGCCTGCGTTGATGTTATATGCTCCGTCCGCATTAACATTTATTGCTGGGGCAGATTGTGTCGCAAATCCAAATCCTCGTTTTGCCCAAACAGCACCATCTAGTTTTGCAAAAGCACCAGCATCAAATTCAAATGCTGCTCCCAGTTTAGATGTCTTATCAAATCCAAGCGTGGTATCAAACTTAGCGCCTTTGATATCTTGCCACTTAATACCAGAATAAGTGCCTGTTTTGAATCCATTGATTATATCAAGTGCTCCAGCTGGTGTAAATGCCTTCAAAGACAACCCACTAGTCTGATAGATACCGAGACCAGCCTGTTGAGTAATACTACCAAGTCCACTGCTAAGTAAAATATTATTTGGCACTGCCTCAGCAACATCAAATGGTATAACTTTACCAGTATACATGCTGATAGACCCAACCTGAGTGCCCATCGTGATGCCACCCAAACCTGTTACGTTGGCACGAATAGCAGAATTCCAACTAGCAAGAGAGATGCCGATTGGAGTTGGTGGTCCTAAAACATTTGCTGCTACTTCAAATGCAGCTGGTTGCTGAATCCACCACGCAGGTGGTATAGTAAGAGGATTAGATGTATTGATTGGCCAGTTTTGTGCCTCGATTCTAACTTTTTGACCAGCAGAAATTCTTACATTACCAGACGTGCTTAAATTAATATCGCCAGCAGAGTCTGTTGCGTCTACAGCATTAGAAGACCCCACTTCAGAAGTTTTAGCAGCACCAGTTTTAGATTGACGTTGTGAAGCAGAGTCTTTTAGCGTGGTGACATCCATATTCAGTTTACCACCCTTCATTATAATCTCACCGCCGCCGCCGACTGGCAGCTCAAAACCAAACAAGCTGCCAAGTTGTTTTGCTATACCAAATGCAGCACCAGAAGAACCAGTGAATGAAGAAAATAAACCTAGAGACCTAGTGCCATTAAGATGTAGATTTTCTGTGGCATTCATGATAATATTCTTTCCTAGGAAAGAAATGTTTCCATTCTCACAGGTAATATCTAAACCACCGTTAGTAACATTAATACTGAATGCTGGATAATAAATCTTTGATGACGATTGAGACCCAGAAGAACTCATCGTGGTTTCTTCCTTGTGTTTTCCAGACTGATTTACATCAATCTTTAAGGAAGTGCCAACGTTAATTCTCATGCCATGCTCAGACCCAACCTCAACATTTCCCATTGTGAGGTCAGTATCGACAGGGGGAGCTGCTTTTATTTTCGCATTGCCTTTTTCATCTAAAATAAAATGAGAACCAGGAGTTGTCATCACTCCCCATGTGCTATCACCTTCCTTATTCTCACCCTGGAACGTCATCGTCCCTTTCACCAAACTCACTGCAGAATCTGGTGGCACCACACTAGCAGTGCCCTCCTTAAAAGGTGAAGTGGGTGTTTGACTTTCGCTTTGATCACTTGAAGAATTTGTATCAGCATTTTCTCCAGTTGATGTTTTAGGTGCTACGTCATCAAATGAAGACGTTACGTTTGGGTTACCAATAGAACCTAGCGAAGGGAAATTAATGGTGGGAGTGCCAGTAGTAACTACATTATTATCATTTTCTGTATACGAAACATCATCTCCAAATATTCCATCATTTCTATCTTTTTCTATGTCTTTTAATTGTGTTCCAGAAATACTCGCATCTTTAGTTAATGCATTAATCGCACCATTTTTATTGTAAATTCCCGTTTCGTTTTTTACAATAGTAGATTTTTGATTACCACCAATTACTGCTTCTAAATTTTTAGACATCTTTATATACTCTTAAGTTACTCTAATTTCTTGAGGCAACTCTGGATCAGATCCGAATTCCACTTCATTATCATGCATAACTTCAAATGCTTTAGTCCATATCCCCTTCAAAACATTATCATATGGATCATAATTTTCTTCCCATACATTAGATATGCCATAAAAAGTTGTTGTTACTCCCTTATCACTACCAAATGCACTAGCCGATCTAAACCTGGCACTTAAAGTATTTTTCCATTCAATATACTGAGAAAATTCTAAAAGAAAAGATTTAATACCAAACTCTTTAATATTATATCCTTCTTCTAGATTTTCTTTGAGTGCTTTGTTGTAATCTCTCCTCCAACTCGCAGGTAACTCAAGGTATGCTGGTAATGTTTGGAGCGCACGTAAATCTGGAGTGCTATAGGCAAGAATACCACCTCCAACTTTCCTAAGAATATAAGCACTCTGTCCAGTGCCCATTACAAAATCTGCTGCAATGAGAGAATAGTATGGTTTACCTTCATAAGTAAATGATGGTTCTTGTCTAGCCATCATACGATAGTATTGTTTTCCATCTTCACCCGTAAAAGTATATAATTCTATACCTTCATAATCTCTACCATCTAATCTAATTCTATCTGTATCATAAACTTTAGTATCAAATAAAACGTAATCATCTAATTGTATGTAACAAAAAAGTATGGGAACATCATGTAATACTCTTTTTGATAAGTCGGCGGTATATTTTCTAGTGCCATTAACTTGTCTAGAACTTATAGCGGGTCTAGACTGATAATATAAAACATTTTTAATGTTATAAGTATATCTTCCACCAACAGTGAATGGATAATCGAATACTACATATTTTGCTAGATTCCTTTTTCTAGCATTGATAAATTCCGTAGGACTCTTGGCAGACCCTAGAGCTCTTCTTTCATAATCATCTATAGATTGTTTGAATACAGACGGCAATGTTTGTTCAGTAAATATCATTTTCTATTCTCCTATGGGCAATCAATGTATTCGCCAACAGGTGTTGGTCCAACAATGTCTGCGAGCTCGTTAACTCTTTCTCTATCTAGGCAAGAAATATTTGCCACTGCAATGGCTCCAAGACCAGTGGTAGATGGAATAATTCTTACAGTAGGGTTATCAAGAAACTCTTTTGTTTTTTGTTTAACTTTGATATCAACCAACACACCATTAGAAACAACTGCTTCTGCGATAGTTTCATCACCATTAACTAATACAATAGGTGGTGTGCTATATCCAAATCCACTTTTAATTATAGTGAATCCAGTTATGACACAATTTAAATTATCATTAGGTGGAGCTGGTGGATACCCTCTACCTGCTCTAACAACTTTAATCTCTTTCACGTATCCATTAGTATCTAATACAGCAACTGCAGAGGCACCGTATCCATTTCCTTCTGATTGGATGTAAACATCAGGTGGAGTTATGTATCTAGTTCCTGGTTTGCAAATAGGAATGCTGAGAATCTGTCCTTCTGTTGATATAATAGGAGGACATGCAGTTGGTGGTTGAGGTTCTAATGGTATAGTTTCTGGTATAATTGGCGTGTAATTACCTTTAATTACAAACTCAGCTGCTGCAGCACCATTATAAAGAGCAGCGTAAACCAATTCATCTTCAACAAAACTAACCTTTTCGGATACAGTAAAATCAAATGTTGCATAGTCATTTACAACATTGAAAATTCCTGTGAATGTTTCTTCTTCTAAATCTGAAAACTGTAAGTTAGGACCAAAGATATAAAATGGTATAGCTGTATTATTATTTACGTTTTCTGTGCGTAAAGTCACTCTAAACTTTTGTCCCGCATTCACTACTTTCGGGAAAACAGAGAGTTGATATGTTGGATTTTCTACTACATAATCAATCTTTCTAGGACTTGGGATATACAACACTTCAATATTACTATTGAAACCAAATGCTCGTTGCCTTAAGTTTGAATTGTCGAAAACATGGTCATATCTATTAGACTGGGCATTGAATTTGGTATAATTAATAGACGATACCGATTGTCTAATCGTCACACTATAATCATTAAATCTTCTTGGATTTGAATCAACAACATCAGCGTTATCAAACAATGATATTGTTGCAGACTCTGATGTGAGAGAAGGTGGATTAGTATTCGCTGAAGACACAACACATCTATAACTATATTGGTCTTGAGTTATCTGAATATCTTCTACAATATATGTTGATTGATTTGCTTGGGGAATGTCATCCCACAAAACGATAGCAGGATTTTTTATAGCATCGTAAACCTGCCATTGATATGATATTGCACTACCCCTAGAAGTAGAAGCAACTACCTCAAATATGTGATTTTCCCCCACTCGTTTAGTAACAGATTTAGGATCTATTAAAATCGAAAGTGTTTCATCATTCAAGGTGGTGCCGCCTCCTGGTGTCCCTCCACCTGTTTCGCCAGTTGACTCTGGGTTTACTACAGTTTCTGGCATTGGATCTCCACCTCCAATGACCACATCAACCTCAGGAATTTGTGTTTCTTGACCTTCTTTACATACTCCTGGTGGAGAATATTTTATGCCACCCGTAAATGGATCTGTACTTGGTGCAGCATTAAGGTCATTGAGTAATCTATCTAAAAAGTCTTCTCCCTTTCCCTGCTTTACCTTCGGACCCTCGCCACACTCTTGGATTGGTTTCTTGCATTCCTTGGGTAATCCCGAGCAGGTAATACCTAGGACATCAAAAATTTTAGAGATAACTGCACCTACTCCGTCTAATACTTTACCTACTGCACCTAGAATTTCAAGCAAAGGACCAAGTATAGTTTGAATAGCATCCTCAATAAATGATTGAATCTTTTGAATAATATTTGCTACGAATTCATCTACTGCACAGACAGCATTGGACCAAATTCTATTGACTGCATCAAAAATAGTATTCATAATGAATCCAAGAAGTCTATCGTAAAGACTTTCAATGGTGCAACCAATTTTTGCTAATTGAGTTTTTAAAAATTCTTCAATTCTATCTAAAAGTTTTCTTGGATTTGCTGGACTATATGGAGGTTTAAAATTCTTTGGTTTAGCTTTATCAGTAATTAAACTAAGCAAAGAGTTAACAAGAAACTGCACACCTTGCTGTAGTAAATTGTACAACTCTCCTTTAACCCAAGCATATCCACCAGAAATAACCGCCAATATTTTATTGACATAACCCATTACAAATTGCTGTCCACTAACAGCGTATCCAGTTACTTTACTGGTTAAAAAACTACCTACTTGACCCCCAGATTGACTGACAATTTTAAATAATTCCGAAAGAATTATCTCAAGTTTAGATGCTGTCCTTCCCGCAGGACACTGTGCTTGTGAAAGAGTAGTGCATTTATATCCAGCAGAGTTTAGATTCCCCCCTGGTTGATGGGGACCATGCATAATAGATGATGGACCACCTGGACCTTGTTTTGTTGGATACTTAGATGTCCCTGGTTGCACAGTGGTAGAAACAAATCCTTGCGTTGCCTCTGTAAGAGTTTTCTCATCTCTTGGGATAGACATGTGAGGATTAATTCTTTCTGGAGCAAAGTTAGTAAATGCTCTGCAATCTTCCTCGTCTCCTTTTAGTTTAGGGTATGGTAAGTTTTCTTTTGACTCTGCGTTTGCAATACTACCAATAGACCCTAGAATAAATGGCTGTTGTGCCATATCGGAATCCATAAAGAATCCAATAACCCAATCACCCGCTTCTAATGGAGTGCTTGTGCTAGTGTGATATCCGTATGGTTGAGTTGTTGGAGCAACAGTTTGAGCAAGAGGTAAATCCTCTGTCTTTATTGCTTCACAACTCTTAAGATGGTGACCAACAATTCTTACATGATAGCGATTAGAATTTTTACCATTCTGATCTCTATCTTTAACTCCTCTTTTGTCAGACTTTTCAATCTGACCTACCCACCAGTGGAAACCATCTTTACCAACAAAATTGTTTGGTCCGATATAGCTTTCAAATGCCATGATTAATCTTCATAAATTCTACATTCTAGTGCTGATGGATTTTCATCACAAAATAATTCCAATGGAGTTGGATCTTTTTCTTCACCAGGATGTCTCTGTTGATATTTTTCCAATGCTTCTAATTCTTCTTCTGCATGTCTTCTTGACTGTGAAGATGCCATAGCATCGTCAACAATTTTTCTATCATGCTCTATGTGTTTTTGAATGTTTTCCATGTTACTTTGCCTTGCTAATTAACCACCCTGGAGTATCTTTAATTGCATCAATAACTGTGGTGGCTGTGTATGGATTTGCACCTCTAACAATAAAATTGTATCCAATATTCTTTACAAGATATTTACCACTATGCTCTTCATCATATGGTGTTTGCTCTCTGCCAGTTTGGTTAACCATGTTAGGAAATTTTAGAGTTAGCAAATCCCCAGCCCTTACCGATAGATTCGGTGGGACTGTAATATTTAGCTGCTGATTACTAGCGAAATGATACCTGGCATTTGACTGTGCTATAGCATACAAGTATGTGTCTTTAAACTTAGCATTTTCTTTACCTGGCGTATCTCTTTTGTCATGAAACATTTCATTATTAATCATCTGTGTCATAATCCTAGTAGGATATTGCGACAACTCTTTAGCACCTTTACTAATGCTAGCCGTTTTCCCTAAGTGTTTCATTTGATTGAAAGAATCTTCAAACTTATAAAGTCTTTCTTCGTAGGTATTTGTAGTTACATCAAACGCAACATACATGGTCGAGTAAACACCAGACCTCAACTGCTTGAGCATATCAAACTCATCTCTAAAAGTATAATCTAAAATTTTAAAAGCATTTTGACTATCACTCACTCCATCGTTTGCAATGCCATAAGTAAAAGTAAACTTTGATTTCTGACTCATCAAATCATTAAGAGACCTGAAATGATAATTATCATACGTTTCATAAAACAAATACCCCGCAGTGCCTTTCAGTTTCTTCATATCTTTACCAGTGATATCACTCTCTGGCATCTCTGAGGTAGCACCACCTTCTGATAACTTTCCTGCATTCGATTGCTCCCAACTAGACACAGTAATTCTTGCTAGCTGATAGATGAAATCGAATGGTCTCTTGAGTGAAGGAATATACTTCTGTCTAAATGCAGATGGGGAGGACTTCAATCCTTTTTTAACCTTAAGATAATTAGAAAGGATTGATGATACAATCTCTTCTGGTTTACCTTCTAATGTTTTGCCAATTCGTATGCCTTCATTTTGCATACCAGCATATGTCATCAACATTAAATTATAGAATTGATTTCTGTCTGATAGAGTGCGAGAACCAATTCCACTCACAACCATATCAAAAGTATATTCTTGTTGTGATATTGCAGGAGTGCTTACTGTAATTTTTACCCTTTCTCTACCCTGAATTGGGAGATTGGATAGAATATTATTAGAGCTATCTTCTAGCAATAAAGACCCTAGCATATAAGGATTATTAATACTTTCAAAAATAGTAAATTCTATAACCAAAGGAGTAATGTTAATAATTTGATTATCAACACTACTTAATGTCACTGATTTTAATTCAAATTGCCTTGAGTTTTCTATTGCCATTTTACTCTATTAAATCTGCGTATAAAAAGTCAGCAAAAGTTGCTGCCATTGACCTTCCTTGTGGGACATTGCCACCAAAACCACCAACACTAAATGATTTACTAGATGCTGATGTAGATGCTGGCGGAGTGATAACTGCAGCTGCTGTTGCTGTTGGTTTAGATTGACTTGGTGATGGACCCACTCTCTGTGCAGCAGCAGCAGGTGGAGCTGGTTTTGGTGGTTTTGGTTTTAATTTTGCTGCCTCTTGTTTATTTAACCTAGCAGCAAGTGACTTTGCTAATGCTTCTTGCTTTGATTTTCTTTCTGCTGTTGCTCCTTTCTTATTCCAAACCTGCCACCATGGGTTTCCACCAACTGCTCTGTCGCTCACTCCCATGTTAACCCACTTGCCATTCACTTTCTGCACACCCAATCTTGAGCGTTGTGCTGATGCTCTTTGTGCTCTCAATCTAGCAGCATGTGCATGTCTGGAATCCATAGGTCCACCAGATGCATAACCTTTTAGTGGTGGTAGCCCCATCGTTCTTCTCATTTCTGGGTCAGTTACATCTTTATATCTTGCGTTATATCCTAACCCACTATTAGTATTTCTTTGATTGTTTACTAATTTACCCCAAGAGAATGGATTCCACCATGCTCCACCATCTTCTGCTTGTTGCTTTGGTTTATTCTTATTCCAATTAAATATAGGACTTACATCACCAGTTGGTAAATTTGTTTGTGCTGGATCATTAGTTGGATTTGGCGCTGGTTGAGCAGATGGTGTAGGTGGAGGATTAACTGGTTGACCATTATTTCTTTGTGTTGGTAAAGCAGGTGGTTGTGCTCCAGCTCTTCTCACATAATCAATTTTATCTAATGCTATAGTGCCTCTAGTTACCTGGCCGCCTTGATTTCCACCAATGATTTCTACTGCCCCATTCTTAGGACTACCAGCAGCAAACATAACATGAGACCTAGATCCACCACCGTAGTCACCAACAATAACATCTCCATATTGTATATTCTTTTTGTCTACAGGTGCTCCCCAGTTTTCAAAACTATCAGCTGCTGGAGAATCTGATCCTTTAATTCCCTGTCTTTCAAGTTGAGCATTTACATATGCAGCACACCATGGACCTTTTGTTGGATCTATAATACCTCTAGCACCACTTTGCATAATTTCTTCTCTCATCTGAGATGCATCTTTCCCAATGTCTGCTTCCAAATCACCCTTCAAACTTTCTGGTGTGCCGCCTGGTGGATTATCACCCCCATCTCCATCACCTTTCTTCTTGTTAGCATCTCCACCACCACCTATTTTCATTCCATCAAAAAGATTTTTCATAAAATCTTTAGCAGCTTTGTTTGTATCAACTACACCAAACTTTCCTTTGCCAATAGATGATGTAAATGTAAGATTAGATATACCAAATTCTTTTGCTGCTTTTCTAATGTCTTGCTTGACCATATCACCTGCAGTGCCACTCTCTGTCTTGCCGAGCATACCAGAAGCAACACCAAGAATCATTGCACCAACAGTATCGACTGCAGTTTCTCCAGCTGGTGTATCTTTAGTATCACCAAACATTTTTTTACCAATGTTTCTGTTTAAAGGAATAACAGAATCACCAGGATTTAAATTTGTCTTAGTTGGATTATCTACTAGTCCTCCTTCTGCCATTGGAGAAACAGGAGATGGTGGTACTGCTGATGGGACTATACCACCTTCAGATGCCTGAGTTCTATCGATATTGGATAAAACATTATTATATTTTTCTCTCTCTCCAAAAATTCTTTCATTGAGCATTCTAGCTCTATCTGCCTGCGGACCTTCTCCTCTGACATCATAAAGATTTTTTTTGTTTGGGTCTGTTTGGAATAGATTGTAAATAGAAGATCCCAAATCTCCCAAAGAAGTGAAGAGATTATCATCTGGATTTAATACTTCTTTAGTTTGATTATATAAATCAAACACCATCAATGGTGCAGCTAATTTACCTAATACTCCACCCATTCCTTTAGGCATTCCAGGCATCTTAAATCCTTTAGGCATTCCAGGCATCTTAAATCCACCTGAAGATGTGGCACCACCACTAGTTGTAACCTTTGGTCCAGTGCCAGGCATTCTAGGACCAGGAGGTTTGCCACCCGCTCCTTGAGTTACTGGAGATTTTTTAAATGGATTTAATTTTTGTAACCACTTATCAGGGATGAAGTTACTTGCTAAATCCCCAAGGCCAAGTAAATTTAACATCCAATCGAAAGGTCCACCGCCTCCGCTATCATTACCTTCCCCACCTTCCTTTCCTTTCTGAGATTCTCCCAGTGGAGATCTAGTGCTCGAAGTATCCTGTGTCTTCTCTAATTGCTTTTCTGCTCTAGCATATTTTGCTTCTTCTAATGCTTTTCTTCTTAAGTCAGTTTGAGAATCTAAAGTTTCTTTTATAGCTGTGAGTGTGCCTGCAGAGCTAGTTGTTGCTGCTAAATTCTGACCAATGCCATCGTTGATTCCACCCAGTTTAGCAACCATTACACCAGTATCTTTTAAGATAGCAGTGAATCCACCTGCGATAAACTCTTTTAGTTTAGCAGACCCGTTGGCACCGTCTCCTTCTGTCGGTGGTGTTACTGGTTTATCTTTTGGTTTATTCCAACTAAATTGCTTTGCCCAATTAGACTTTGCTTTCTTAGACTTGATTGGGTTGAATTGATTTGCTAAAGAAGACTTAAACAAAGACCCCTTCTTAGGAGTTTCGCCTGCTGCTTGAGCTTTCTCTCTTTCTTCCTTAGCATTTTCAGCAGCATCACGAATTTTTGCACCAATAGTCTTGGCGATATTTAATACACTAGGACCAGTGCCAGCTTCTGTTGGTGTAGTGGTAAATGCTGCCATTAGTTAAAATCTCCCTGTGATATTTAGGTTATAGATGTATAATGAGATAGTCTTGCCTTTTCTCTAGCAGCAACCAAAGGATTTGCGGGGACATGAATATACTTAGTGTCACCTTTAATATAAACAGGCACCTGTTGTATGACAGGTGTGATAGTTTGTATCATAGCAACAGATGTACCACTAACAGTGTCTTTAGGAATTGGTATAGGGTTTACTTGTCCCTCTGGAATTTCTGGAAGTGATGCTCCCTTAACAGGAGTGCCACCAAGTAGTCTTAAAATCTCAGCACCAGATTCATCCTCTGCTCTATAAATTCTTTTAGGTTTAAATCCTTCTCCATATACGGGAGTCCTACCAGTTTTTGGTGGTGCTAATAAGTTATCAATAAAATTAACAAATCCAGCAACTTCTACACCAGCTTGTCTTCCTATTTGCTCGTATCTATTAAATGCTTTTGCTGGATCTTTATAAACATTATATTCATTATTTTCTATAGGAGCAATCACCATTTTATTTCCGATGTGGAATAACAATTCTCTACCATGTCCTATGTAAGGTTGACCACCTGTATATTGTGGAGGAATATTGAAACCAGATGGAGGACCAGAAATTTCAAATAATCCACGCACTTGATCAGAAAAATTGTTAGTGATGTTTTGCACTGCACCTTTAGATGCTCTTCTAGTAGAAGCACCTTTAGCTTTATCAATTGCTTTTTGTAATTTTTCTCTATTCTCAAATTTCAAACCTCTCCATTCTGATATAAAATTATCAACATTTGCTCCTGTTTTTAGTCTATATTTAATTAAAGCAATACCTAACTTATCTTGAGTTGATGCATTAAATTTATCATTAGGAGAAACACCAGTTTCTCCATAACTTTTACGATTAATCAATCCATCCATGGTGCTGCCAATAATTTGGTATCTACCAGCTGCATGAATTGGTGGGTCTTTATCTTTTTGATGTTGCATAATCTCTGCAACAGTCATATCAGTCAGTTTTCTTTTTATTGGTCCTTGATCTGAAGGTCCACTGTAACCAATAACAGAATAACCATTATTAGATCCTCCTTCATTGTAAGCAATATAACCACCAGCAGAAGTACTTTCTTTGCCAGCAATCATATCTAATAATTCTTTATAGTCACCTGCATCAGGACTAGTTGTGTTATCATCATCATCTCCACCATCACCACCGTCTTCACCATCACCACCTATATTAATTCCAAACATCTTGAAGAAGTTTGCAAAGAATTTGGATAATTCTTTTGCTCCTTGCTCTTCAGTCATTGCAGCGGAGTCTAACTCAGCAGCAAATGCTCCTTGATTTAAACCAAATAAAGTTGCTAATCCACCCAACAGGGGAGAAAACATCTTAGCAATTACACCACTGAAGGGACCAGCAGCTGCAACTATACTGGCAAGAGCACCAGAAATTTGAGCACCAATTACTTTGAATGGCATTTCCATTACATTGGCAAATGGTTGCACCTTCTTCATTAAGTCGCCAGCAGCACCAAGACCAGTGGCAAGAATATTGCTACCCGTGCCTTGCATTACACCACCTTCAGCAAGCTTCTTTGGAGCACTCCTAACAAGTATTTCTGGACCAGCTTCACCTATCAATGCTGGAACGGTATTTCTAACAGACGCAGCACCTTCAGAAAACTTCATTCTCCTACCAAACCTACCAAAAGAAGGCATTTTAAACCTGTTTCTCTTTGGCACATCACCTGTTATTTTAGGACCACCTCTTCTGGTAGTAGACCTCTGACCACCTCCCTTTATTTTCTTTGCAATATCTCTTGTATCATCTGCTGCCATTAACAAATCAAACCAATCTAATCCACCCTCTGATTTTCCAAGTAAACCACTTAAATCAATAGATGGAATATTAATATCACCTCCCGCTGCTTGCTGAGCAACTGCTTCATCAGATCCAGAATCAATTTCAACATCAACCATCTTGGATATAGATGTTAGTATTCCCTCTAATAAATCTGAATTCCTTTCACTGGCATTAACAAGTTGCTCTAGAGTTTGTGTCTGTTTTGTTATTTGTTTATTAATTGCGCCCAATGCAATTGATACTTTTTTAAATCCCGTTGCTAAATCACGTATCTCGTTTGCTTTCTTTTTCTTCTTGGGGTCTGAATCTCCATAGTCAAACTGGTCTCCAAATCCTGCTTGAGATTTGGATTGTTTAGATGGCATACTCTCAATGAATGCCCCAAATGTAGTGTCAAATGCTCTGCCACCAAACTGATAACCTATAGACTTCTTGATAAAATATCCAGGCTCTAATACTTCTTGAGGTATATCAGCACCATTAGACTGTGCTTCTAATGCTCTTTCTTTCTGCTCTTTGGCATCTTGAAATGCAGTCTTTACTTTTTTTCCTATCCATGAACCAAATGCTAACACAGATGGTCCTTCTCCTGGTGCTTTACTTACACCACCAGAAAATAATGTTTTCCCAACAAATGATCCTGTCTTTTTTAGACCACCACCAAACATTCTACCAAGACGTTTTCTTCTACTTGGTGGTGTTGGTGGCTCATTACCACCAGAAGGTGCCTTTGGTTTCTTTTTCTTTTTAACTGTATTCTTAGGTCTCTTAAGTTTTCTTCTAGAAGGTTTTTTCTTTTCCTTTTTTTTCTCAGTCTTAGGAACAGTTTCACTTCCCTCCCAAGGATCAGCAGGTCTCTGATACTCATTAGGAGGTGGCGAAATCTTCTCTTGAATATCTTCTAATATATCTATCTTGTCTTCAAGGATTTCAGAAACTTCTGCTTTAGTTTCTGCTTCTTGAATCTCTTCTTGTGCTTCTACTAATACTTCCGAAGTTTGCTCAACAATTTTTTCACTTACTGCTTCCTCAAATGGGTTGTTGAGATACGCTTCTACTAACCACTCTTGATATAATCGTTGTCTCTCCATCCACTGTATAGGAGTGCCACTTTCCTGATCCAAAGAGGGATAACCTCTTGGATCTTTTTTTATATTAGCAATTAACCTATCGGCATCTTCATCAGATAGATTCACATATGAAGTATAGCTTTCATCTCCCTGTCTTCTACCAGTTAATTTTGATTTTAAAATCAACCACAACCTAGAGTTAGGATTAATCCTACTCCAAGGCATCTTTGGGTGTAATACTCCTTCTGGCGGTTGTGGTAGATTCATTGTTGCTGACTATTCTTTTGCTCTTCTAGATAATTACTAAGCATAGCAACGAAAACTTCTCTCTCCCAAGGTATCATATTTTCTAATTCAGTTAATGAAAACTTATGGTGATACATTAAGTTGAAATTAGTTTGATAAAAGTTAGCAAGGTTTTCATGGAAGAGACTTATGCGAAAAAATTTGTAAGACCCTCAATAGTATATTCAGACTCAACATTTGTCTTTGGATTCTTCAACGTAAATGTATGTGATACCTTAGGCATCGTAGCAAAGAAGTTTTGAATTGCTTCAAACTGTTTACTTGTCAGACCTTCTAAGTAATCAGAAATATCTTTCTTGGAAAGACTAGACCCTTCCCATACTTCATCACCATCGAAAATTTGCTCTACACAATCAATGATAACATCAAAAACTTCTTGCGTTGACTGCTCTTTCTGAAGAATTTGGGAAGTGATAAACTGCTCCATACCAGGATACTTCATAATCAAACCAGCACTATCAGTAAGCATTACCTTTTTGTCATGACCTTCTGGTTTGATGACCTCAACCTTTTCTAGATTTAATTTGTAGGGAATAGATGTTTCGCCATCATCCTTAGCAGTGAAAATCATCTCAACAATTTCACCCACAGATTTAGATCTGATTCTCAAGAAAACATATTCTAAATCAAACATCGGCAACTCATCAACTTTAATACCTCTAGTGGTAATACAAGACTTCAAGGTTTCAATGATAGCATTACGAATCTCTTTGTCATCTTGACTCTCTGTTGCCATCAGAAGAATTTTTTCTTCCTTAACTAAAAATGGTCTATATTTAATTGTCTTGCCAGATGAGGGAAGTTGCAACTCATATGTTGGCACTGGGGGCTTTGGTAAAGACATAATTTAACTCCTATTATAATATTATATATTTCAGTTAACTTGCCTTGAAATATTATTTCCCTGCCAAGACCAATTCCTATAATAAAAACTAGCAGTAACTTTCAAGAGTTGAGAAGAACCATAAGAAACTGGGGTGCTTTGAATTGTATATGGCCAAACTTCGTTGAAAGTATAAGTGCCAGCAGTTCTTCCTAAAGTATCTCCTTTACTTCTTTCTGCTTTTCTTATAGTCATAGTACGACACATATATTCTTTGGGGTAATTCAATCTTGTAATGTTGTATCTAGTTGGACCACCCTCACCCTCTTCAAAAATTGCTCTCATCCATCCATTTAAAAATTTCAAAGGTAGTAAATTAGCATCACAAGTCCACCCCAAAGTTATATCTTGGTATGACTTAGTATGTGCATAATTTACTTGACCTTCACCAAGATATTTTCCTGTAGTTTGTCCAGTATTTGCCATCATTCCTGGTAAAGATGCTTCTTCACACAATAAAGTTAGTAATGTTTCTGCGTCACGATCTCTATTAAATCCTGCTTCTTTGATTCGATCTTCTGCAGCCGAACCAAAAGCACCAAACTTTACCTCATAAGTATTTGAAAAAGCAACTCCACCAGAGCTCGATATTCTCTTTAAGAATTCGTTGATGCCTATATTTTCTGCCATCTAAATAGATACTGAGGATAATATATATTATTTATGGCATACTCTGGGAAGTATAGACCTGAAAATCCACAGAAGTACAAAGGGAATCCGACTAACATAATCTATCGGTCTCTTTGGGAAAGAAAGTTTATGGTATTCTGTGATAGAAATCCCAGTGTCTTGCAATGGGGAAGTGAAGAATGCGTAATACCGTATCGCTCACCTATTGATGGTAGGGTGCATCGTTACTATGTTGATTTCTATATCAAAATACAAACAAAGACTGGTGAGATAAAGAAATACCTAATAGAAATTAAACCTAAAAAACAAACGATACCACCAGACCCACAGAAAAAACAAACAAAAATTTATAAAGATAAAGTATTATCTTACTACAAAAACATGGCGAAGTGGGAAGCAGCTAAAGAATGGTGTGAAGATAGACGCATGGAGTTTCTAATACTGACAGAAGATCACTTAGGAGTCTAACATGGCAAAAGGATTCGGCAAAGATAGTAAGTCTGGTGGTAAAAACTACGAGACTATCTTTGAGCGTGTCCAGAAACTAACTGATGGTGAAGATAAAACGTGGTCATGGTATCGCCAAGCAGTAAAAAAAATAGCATTAGAATATAAAACAAAACCAGAAAAAACTATCAGAGACGAAAGAAGAGACAGGGTGCAAGATGAAAATAAGCAAGACAAAAATGAGTTAAGAAGATACGCTAGACAAGGAAGACTATTCCTCTTTGAATACAAAGCAAAAATGAAGTATCTTCCATACTACGATCAGTTTCCTCTTGCATATGTAATAAAAGCAAACAAAGATCATTTCATTGCAGCTAACTTACATTATGTACATCCGAATAAAAGATTGAAAATCATACAGGATTTGATGGATGATAAAATTAACGTACCTACATGTATCATCCATAAATATATAACAGACCACGTTGATGGATTTCTATTAGACTTAGCATCTGCTGAGTGGGAAACATCCATCGCCCTACCTGTTGAAAGTTTTGTCAGAGATAAGAATGGTCAAAAGTTTCCATACAAATCTGCTGATGTGTGGAAAGAAACCAATGAAAAATTCTATACTAAATTTAGAGCAAAAAGAATCATCAAAGGTTATGGCAAACCAGAAGACATCGAGGACGTAGAATGATACCAGGAAAACTAAGCAACGCTGCAGGGGGAGGTGGTTTAAAGACTGGATTACGTTATCCTAGTGGCGGTATTGATTCGACTACCGACTATGTGAGTATTGCATTTCATGAATACAAACCTCCATTTAGTAAACAAGCATTTGGAGGATCAGGCACCGTTGGTGGTTACAATAAAAGTATTAGCGATTTAGGATCACCGATAGGATCTGCACTCTTATACATGCCCCAAGACGTAAGTGTGCAGTATGGTGCCTCTTGGCAAGACATGAATTTTAGTAACATCGCTAGAAGTGCTGTAGGTGCAACTGGTCAAGGATTTGGCGGTGACTTGACAGGAGCTGCTGGAACTATGATAGAACAGTTTAAAGAAACTTTGATGAATGGAATGACAAAGGGAACTGCTGTTGCTGCAATAACTTCAGAAATGTTACAGCAGACAAACTTCGGAAATTTTTCTGTGCAAGATATATTTTCTGGCACCAAAGGAGAAATATTCAATCCAAACACTGAAGTTTTATACCAAGGACCAAAAATGAGAGGATTTTCTCTTGAATTTAAAATGATGCCAGAAAGTGACAGTGAAGCACAAGTAATAAAAGATATTTTAATTTTATTTAAAACAGCAATACTTCCAAAATATGGTAATGCTGGGGCTAATGGAATAGCTTCTTTCGTTAAAGTTCCATCAATAGCAAATGTAACATTTATGACGGGCAACACACCAAACCCAAATGTTACTCAATTCAAACCATGTGCAATGATTGATTTAGATATTTCATATACGCCTGACGGATCATGGGCAACATATCGAGATGGCACCCCAGTTGCAACAACATTGAAAGCAACTTTCCAAGAACTGAAGATGGTATACGCAGAAGAAGTAGCACAAGGATTCTAATATGTATTTTTCATTTGTACCCGACATCAAATACGACGAGAAACCAATCAAGTTTCCATTTTCACAGTCAGAATATATCACTGCGAAAAATTTCTTTCGTCGTTTTAAGATAGATGAGGATTACTTTCAGTATTCAGTATACTTTAATAGGTATGCAATCACTGATACAGATAGATTAGATACCATCTCAGAAAAATTTTATGGCAATCCTTTTTATGATTGGGTGATTGCTATCACAAACAATATTATCAATACTCAATTTGATTGGCCATTGAAAGAATGGCAGGTTAGAGATATGGTTGAAAATCCAGATGATACCCACCATTACGAAACTATTGAAGTAATAAATGCTGAAGGTAATGTCGTGCTACAACCTGGACTGACAGTAGATGAAAGATTTGTTAATAGTGTATTCAAATATGTTGATACAACTACACCTACAGTCATCTATACTACTAGAGCTGGCACTAATGTAACTCACAGAGTTACAAATTTGGACCAAACTATCAAAGAAAACGATGCAAAGAGAGAAATTTATATTCTTAAACCAATCTATCTTCAAAGTTTCGTAACAGAATTTAGAAAGCAGAATCTATATTCGGAATCATCTAATTATATTAGCAGCACTTTAAAACAAACTGGGTAAACTTTTTCACACAAAAAAATGGGCGGATTTTTTTTCCGCCCATATGGTTTTTAACTATGGATTTTGGTTTCAGTCTTCCTCAGCAAGGCGAGCGAAGTAACTGAGAGCATCATCTTCATCCTCGTCTACACCAGCAGCAACTGCAACCTTAGGCAGGGCAGGTTCGCGGCGAGCGATAGGGGCGGGAGCAGTGAATTCTTCATCCTCAATCTCTTCATCCAGAGTAGGACGAGCAACCTTTGCACGAGCAACGGCAGGAGTTTGAGTAACACCAAGCACCAGATTCAGACGCTCTTCAAGTTCTTCGTAGGACTTGAAGTTTTCTGCAGCAGTGAAAGCGGCAAGAGAATGCTCTGACTTCCAGATGCTTTCCAGTTGAGAATCATCAGCAGAGAGTGCAGCAGGAGCAGCAAACTCAGACTTGTCGTAATTCCAGTAACCAGCAACGTTAGTAATCTTCAGTTTGAAGTTAGCACCTTCCCACATATCAAAGGGATTGATGGGAGTTTCATCTTCAAACTCAGGTTGCATGGCAGCCATAATCTTGTCAAAGATTTTCTTACCAAACTTATACAAGAATACTTTACCTTCATTCTCAGGGTTTGCTTTGTCGCTCACCACATAGATGTTAGCATAGTAGGACAGTTTGCGCTTCTGCTTACGAGCAGTTTCTTTATCAGCATCACTGCCGCTATTCCACAGGCGACGATTGATTTCACCAACAGGATCTTTGCCACCGATAGTGGTCAGAGAGTTTTCAATATACCAACCACCTGGACCTTGGAAGGCATGACTATACAGTTTTGCCCAGGGTACATCTTCACCCTCGGGGGCAGGCAGGAAACGAATGACAGCAAACCCGTTACCAGCAGCATCGACTGACGGTTTCCAGAAACGCTCATCAGCACTGGAAGAAGAGTTTGCTTTCTCCAACTCTTTAGTAAGAGTTGCGAAATTGTTTTGCGACTTACGCTTAAGGTCAGCAAAAGACATAGGATTACCTCGGATTAGTTTAGATTTGGTCTGTGTGACGCCTGCCACGGATACATCATAACACGGCAGAGGGGCGGCGTCAACCCTCTGCCTCTATCTCCTGCTCAAAATGGTCGAGCTTGTTGAGCATCTCACGCATCAGGGAGGTCACGTCAGCGGTCTCCCACCACCCATAGAGCATCTTAGCACCCTGCTCAATCTGCTCACACATCTCGACCGCACGAGGGTCGTCTGAGAGCTTTAGACGGGTGTAGAAAATCTGCTGCTTCTCCACCAGTGACCTTACTGTTTTGATGTAGTGTAGTTGGTCTTCTTTGGATTTTTGGAATGGAGCTGAGAGAGTCAGCTCCATTGCTTCCATCTGAAGACGCTCCATTTCCCGTGCTTCTTCACGGACAATTTCAGAATCAAAGAAGTCGTTCATACCAACATTAATTTTGCGCGTGATGTTTTCTTGATGAAGTTTAATTTTTGAGCATCAAACTTTAGTTTTTCTTTTAGAGGTTTGGTAATAAGTTTTGATACTGTTTCAACCTCAATATTATTGATATCACAATAGTGTAGAATAGCATCAATATAATTCATATCATTATGTGATGCAATCTTCTCCACATCCTGTGAGAATTTTGCACTGGTCATAAATTTATCCTCTAGTATTTCTCCTTTAGTCATAGGTTTTTTTGTATAGGTCTATGTAACCAATTAGTTTTTGAAGGTATTCCTTCTTTGGTGTTTCTACAAACACCTGAGTGTCTCCGCTTTCACAAGCGATGATAGTAACAATTTTATTAACTTTTAGTTTGTATCTTTCATACAGCATACATGCATATGCTGTTTCCTGAATAAGATAATCTTCAATCCACTCTAGCTTTTTTTCTTCGGCGGATGTTTTGAAGTCGATGATAGCCAACTCCCCATCAAATTCAGCAATACAATCCACCCGCCCTGCAATCTCTAGATTATCTGAATAGAGTGCTGCTTCTTGTGCGTAGATGTTATTGATTCTGTTTAGTGTTGGTTTAGCATTCTTAAACATCATCAAGGGCAAGTGCTTGTCCTTGAATTTAGTTTCATCGTATCTATTATTTAGGTAGTCTTCACACATAAGGTGAAACGCCGTGCCGCGAGTAGCAGCACGGTTAGAGATTCGATTTGCTTTTTCTTCTCCTACTCTTTGTCTCCACTTCATTATACCAGCTTTCTTGTCTGGATTACAAGAGAGCACAGTAGTAATTGATGGATACTTACCGCCAGATGGCACGGGATATACCCTGCGACCATCTACGGTTTCCGCAATCAATTCGATTGGAGTCAAAGGCACATGATGAAAAAGCATTTTATAGTCCTAAGTTTGTTTTGCTAATAAGATAACTACGGACTAATCCGCTACGTACGATGTCTTCGATTTGGAATTCAACCGTGGAAAACTCTTCCATGGTTTCAATGATACGCATAAAATCAATGATACCATTGCGCTCATGGGTTTTGATAAGGTCAGACTGCCTAACATCACCAGAGAAATAATCTTGGAGTCTTGTCCCACACGAGTGATGATTGAATCTAACTCATGGAAGTTGAGGTTCTGCATCTCGTCAATAAGAATGATGCAGTTGTCTAGAGTGGTGCCACGAATAAAAGATGTGCTCCAGAAAGAAATGGTTTCCTGTGCCTTGAGATTGTAATACAGTTTATCAAACTCGTCATCACTAGGCATCTCAAACATATATTTTACCATATTCTTATATGGAATTTGATATAGAGATGACTTATCTTCATGGTCGCCAGGTAGGAAACCAATCTCGCGTGTCGCTACCAGTGAGCGGACGATGTAGATTTTCTCATAAGGGGTATTCTCATTGAGAACATCCTTGAGTGCGAGATATAGTGCGATGAATGTTTTACCAGTGCCAGCGCACCCGTAACCAAACATGTTTTTACCTTTTGCATACTCTTCAAAATATCTTTTTTGATTTTCTGTAAGGGGCTCAATGTCTGTAAGCAATTCAGAATTGACAGGTTTCTTCCTTTTCATTTGCTTCAAGCTCATACCAGCAGGCACCACGGCACCATTTTTCTTTCTAGTTTTCACAGGCATAATTTACAGTCTCTCTACATTTGATCCAGGTACATTAGCAGCGCGGTTGATAATTGATTTCCAATCGCTCGATGATTTGTTTTGCCAGTTTCCAATCTCAGAAACTGAATGCAAAAGTGTTGGCATCTGAGTGATGTGAGGATTGGCAGCAAGATACGGTTCTCTTTCTGCCATATACATCCACTTCTCAAACTCTTCACCTGTGTTATTATCTTTGAATTTGTAAGTTGGCATCTTCAATAAACCATGTGGGAATAGTAGCAGGAGATTTCCATTTCGCAAAAGAAACTTTATCTCCAATATAATAGTTACGGTATGACTGGATAGAATCACCAGGCACTTTATATATATCTGGCATCGCAGGAGGTGGATCTGTCCAACCATGATCAGGAATGTTGAATGGCGCTACCCACAGGTAACTAATCAAACTCTCTGTGCTGTGATAGTTTCCATAGCGTCGTGTGTATTCTACACAACAGTGCTGAAACAAATCAAACAACCAGCGATAGTGTGAGCGTGACTGACGCACCCAGATGTTAGATGGGTGATTAATATGACATGCTTTGTATAGAATATCTTCGCGTGGTTTGTCGAGACGATAACGCTTTACCGTCTTACCTTTCGGTGACTTCTCTGTATAAGGAATGCCGTCGAGCACACGATGAGCAGTGGAGAGAAGTTGAGCATACTCAACAATCATCTTAACCACATGCTTATCACAGTGCTCGGCGGCACAAGTGCGTGGATCGTAACTCAAATAGAAAATATTCATTGCGAAATTTCTAGGAGGGGTATTCTCTCCTTGATTCTATCACCATCTACCCATAAACGCAAGACCCCGATGAGGTCTGTATATTCAATTAAACATTTGCCAGTTACTTTATCCCATTCAATAATCTGGCAGGATACTGGAGTGCCATTGAGATCACATTCGTAATACATATTATTCTCTCACTCTAACTCTCCACATTTCAACTACTTCATCAAAGACACCACCCATACAAGTCTCCATCCAACCTGCATGGTCTGGATGATAGAAGGCAACTTTTGCCAATTCTTTTTCACTATCAACTTCAAGGATTGCACAGGGAATCCAACCCCTATCAACAGAAATCAAAACCTCGTATGGAAATCTGATTCTGTTTCGTTGTTCTTCGGAAATTTTTACTTCATCTGAAGTTGCTTCTTCAAATTTCTGATGCAACTCTGAAATATCTGGTTGTTTATTCTTCATTGGTCCACCCTAATGCTTCAGATACTGTGGGGAATTGTTGTTTAAATACTTCACGACATGCTTCAGCGATTTGCATATGTTCTTTCTGAGTGCCATGTGCAGAGCGCAAATCAATATAATGAATCCATGACCTGCATGAACCAGTCATATAGATTTTTGTTTTGGTTGCTAGAGGAAGCACAAACCTTGCACACTCTTTGGCAACTCCATGCTCTAGGAGGCGCTTGTAGAGATTGTTTGCTGCCATGAAGTGCTCTTGAATCTGAGTCTCTAGAGTAAGCTTCAGGTATCCTTCAAGGTCATCAGTAGAATTCTGACGATTCTTTTCATCTTGGCGACGCAACTCTGGCACAGGAATGTCAGATGCTAGAAGGTTAGCATCAGCATAGCGTTGAGAAAACTCTTGAAATGTAAATGAACGGTGGCGCAAAATCTGCGCCGCGATACCACGAGAGGTTTCAATCTCAAGTGTCATATGAGATTGCTCAAACACAGACCAATGATTATGCTTAATGCAATAACGCAATAGCCCTGCATAGTTTTCGTTATCTTGGTTACTAGGATTAGACACTCTAGCAACATACGCCATTGTCTTTTCTGCATCGGGAGTTACGGAAACAAGTTCAACCTTCATTATTTTCTTCACCTAGACGACGGATTTCGGACAGATTGCTACGAAGATACTTCTTATACTTCTTAATAATTTTATTAATCTCTTGTTGTTTGAGAGTAATTTTTCCTGTTGGTTCTAGAGAATCATCAAACCCTTTTGTGTCTTCATTTTTATAATCTTGTTGCCACTCGCTAGGAAATGAAGGAAGGTTTTCCAATTCCTTTCTTCGCTCTTCAATTTGTTGTAAACCTTCTTCACTTGCATCATCAATAAAAGTAGGGTCTGGAATATTCATTCCCTCTTCATTTATTTTTTCTTCAGGCACATCACGATTAGTAAATTCTATGACATGCTGAGCTTGCACATCTACAATTTCGTCAGACATTTTCTTACCTCAACTCATATTAGTTTAACAAAAATTTTTGTGATTGTCAAATCAAAGAAATGGATACCGTAATTGTCACCGTATCACCAGGGGTTGCAATCGTAAATGGACCAGAATTAAATCTTTCTGCCGCAATTACTTTTCCTGAATTTTTTCCCACTAGATAATATCCATAAATTTGACCGACAAATGTTTGGAAAGAAAAGAATAATGGATTGGTAGTAGCAGTACCAGCATTAATAGACCAATTAGATGGAGTCAAAGTTTTAGATTGATATCCACCAACATCTTGCACTTCAACAAAAGTATCAGCAGCACTAACAAGTGTTGGTGTTACATTATTTGTGTACAATTTAAGAATTAATTCTTCAGTTTGAGTATTAACACCAACAAAGTTTTTTAAAATATTATCATTGCCAGTATTAGTAATTTGAATTGGCACAATTACCTCCTTTTCTTTTCTTCTTTTGGTTTATTTCCCCATAGTTTTGGGTTGACTCTACCTTCAGATTGTTTCCAACCTTTCAGACCTTCTCTATATCTATCCCAGTAGTAATCAAAAATTTCTACTTGTTTGTCTGGGATAACTAAATCATATGCAAGTGCTCCATCGATTTCATAAGTAACTAAGTAAGCATTGTAGGGTAGCTCTCTATCATTTGCTACCGCTGGGTCACAGTTTTGATGGAGAATTCGCATCAGCTACGACCTCCCCATTGAATGTTAGGGAATGTTTCTTGAATCAAAGTCTTTGAAATACGAGTGTATTTTTTCTGCAAAGACTTATCTTTTACTAGACAAAGAATCTCTGCCTCTTCGGCATGGAGAGTTTCAAGAAGTCCGATAAAGATTTCCTCGCGCTTCATGTTACTAACATTCATACCACCCTTTACAAAGTAAGCAAACTTACGCTGCTCATTTTCAAGATAGGTGTGGTCAAGACCTTTCGCAGCAGGATTCTTACGATAAGGCACATCACCTTCTGGAAGAAGTGTAACTACACTCTCATCATAATTCCAAATGAAAAGACTACGAAGAGCTTGTGAATTATTCTCTTGTAGAATTTTACTTTTTTCTGCCTTGGTCTTTGCGTTGTTTACTTTCTGTAGAATTTCTGAAATTAAAAGTTTCATATCAGTTATTATTAAAGGTCAGTGTATTCTTGCGGAAATAATATTCCTGCATCAAATCATTGAGTTGGTGCTCCTTAAAATATTCAAGAGGCACTTGCTTCTCTTGATTATTTAGTGACAGATATTCATCGATGATTTTATTTTCAATGTCACTAGGAATACATGTGAGGTCAATTAGATTTCTATTTCTTTCATAGTTGTCCATCAACTCTTTTGTATTACAGAAAACAGATGGGTCTAACTTAACCCACTTTTCTAAGTTTTTCTTACTTATAGGCTTCTGTCTTTTATTCACCACAAATGTGTCGTCGTCAGATAAGAAATTAGGTATGCCATCTGACTTATCTCCCTTAATGATATGTTCGAGAATGTATGTCTTGGGGTCTTCATGTTTAATTTCTTTCTTCAAGATAGGATTGAATTGTTTTACAAACGGATACCGTTGTAACTGAATAAAATCTTTGTCCCCAGATAGAATCAAAACTTTCTTAAGAGGTTGCCCTGCCTTATGAAGTTTGATATTCTCTTTCGCTTGATGCTTCACTAGTGAAGAGATAACATCATCTGCTTCTGCACCATATACTTCAACTACTTTGTAGGGAAAGTATTGTTTAATCTCATCCCTAATCTTATTCAGGACTTCAAAGATAGCATTCCAATCTAACTCGGATGCTTCGCGGTCTTTCTTTCTATTCTGTTTGTAATGGGGAAAGGCAGACTTACGCCAGTAATGTTTGCTGTCATATGCTAAGACCATTTCCCCATACTGATCTTTGTATTGTCTCTCGTAAGAGCGCAACCCAGTAAGCACCATATGCCTAACTAGATTCTCATTCAATACACTCATCTTCAACTGCATCATCAGATTACTAATCATAATCTGATTCATATCAATTAGAATCATTTAATCCTCGTCGTCATACTCCTCTTCATCTACAAATGTGACTCGTAACAAGTCATCTCTATACATTTCACCATTCTCATCAAACATTTCTGGATGTAAAATGTGCTTGGCATAACCAGCATTCTCATACCACATATCAAAGATGTCTTTGAGATTCCATACTAACACACCACCTAGGATAAAGGCACCCACAGTGAGGAAAAAAGCAATGAACAAAAATGGTGCTGTTGCTTCCATGAGTCTACTCCCTTGAATTGATTCTGTCAATCCTCAGAGACTTTCCAGTGTTATCCTGAATGTCTTACGGAGGATTGTAAACGTTTTACTAAACATAATACCAGACTGATCTGGTGGATTTGTCTCCTTCCTCCGAAGCATTAACTCCACACCTCTATTTATTTGTAACTGCTGATTGTTTCTTTTTATTTTTACTTCCTGGTTTTCTCCCAGGTCTTTTTTCGGTTTCATATTTTTCAGCATCTTCAATTATTTTCATGAGATATTCTTTATATTTTCTGGCTCTTGGTTTGCCCATCCACCCATAAACTTCCCTGAGGTCAGCAACATCTGGACCGCCATCGAGATACAAATCCAGATGAGAAATTTCGTCTCTCATCTGAGAAACCAATGAGCTATCAAGAAAAGATTTAATTTCATGCCTCTTAATATTTTCACCCTTGAGAAAGGAATAAAAATTCAATTGGTATTTTTCTGTGGTAACAGCAGAGTCAATTGCCGTGTTAACAATGTTATAAATCTCGTCGCTGTTTGTTTTCATTTTATTTCTTCGGCGGTTCTACGAGTCCTTTTTCTAGAAAGAGTTTTGCTGTCTCCACTAGTCCACCAATTTCTTTACCGTCGATGACAACATGCGGATAACCAGATGCCATAGGAAACTTAGTCCTAAATTCTTCTGCAGAAATATCTCTATTGATAGAAATCTCTGTGTAAGAAACAGATGCTCTCTTGAAAAGTTGTTTCAAGGTCGTGCAATAAGAGCATCCAGTATTTGTATATGCTACTACTTCCATCATATTCCTCTATAAACAATAGTAAAAATTGGTTGCTTTGATTCTAGCGCATCCGCCATGAATCTGCAAGCAACGTCTGGGTTGGTATGATCACCACAAGTAAAGATATCAACAGCAGCGTAACCCTTCTCTGGCCACGTATGAATGCTGATGTGACTTTCTGATAGCAGGCAGACAGCAGTGATTCCCTGTGGCGTGAATTCGTATTTAACTTCTTCAATCAGTGTTGCGTTAGCATGTTCTACTGCCTGCCTAAGGGAAGTGCTAATAAAATTAGAATCATTCAAAAGATCTGCATTACACTCACACAACTCAGCGATGTGATGCACACCAAGCACTTCATTAACCATCAATGTATCTCCAATGTCGTTGAGTATTTATCCCAATAAAAAAGGGAGGGTCTCCCCTCCCAGTGTATCAGGTTTTACCCAGAGTGTCAACCGATTGCAGGTGCGGTGAGAGCAACAGGAGTTGCACTAGCAGCAGCAAGGTCAAGAGGGAAGTTGTGAGCGTTGCGCTCGTGCATCACTTCCATGCCCAGACCAGCACGGTTGAGGATGTCTGCCCAAGTGTTAATCACATGACCTTGACTATCCTGGATGGACTGGTTGAAGTTGAAACCGTTGAGGTTGAATGCCATGGTGCTAACACCAAGAGCAGTGAACCAGATACCAACCACAGGCCAAGCAGCAAGGAAGAAGTGCAGCGAGCGTGAGTTATTAAACGATGCGTACTGGAAGATCAGACGACCGAAGTAACCATGAGCAGCTACAATGTTGTAGGTCTCTTCTTCTTGTCCGAACTTGTATCCGTAGTTTTGTGATTCGTTTTCAGTCGTCTCACGAACGAGTGAGCTTGTGACCAAAGATCCATGCATAGCAGAGAAAAGAGAACCGCCAAATACACCAGCCACCCCAAGCATATGGAAGGGGTGCATGAGGATGTTATGCTCCGCCTGGAAAACAAGCATGTAGTTAAATGTTCCACTAATGCCGAGCGGCATAGCATCAGAGAAGGAACCTTGTCCAAAGGGATACACGAGGAAAACTGCAGAAGCAGCAGCAACGGGTGCGCTGTAGGCAACACAAATCCAAGGACGCATACCAAGTCGGTAAGAAAGTTCCCATTCGCGTCCCATGTAAGCATAGATGCCAATCAGAAAGTGAAAGACGACCAGTTGGAAAGGTCCACCATTATATAGCCACTCATCGAGAGAAGCAGCTTCCCAAATGGGGTAGAAGTGCAGTCCAATAGCGTTGGACGATGGGACAACAGCACCAGAGATGATGTTGTTTCCATACATGAGTGAACCAGCAACGGGTTCACGGATACCATCAATGTCCACAGGAGGAGCAGCGATGAAAGCAACAATGAAACAGATAGTAGCAGCGAGAAGGGTAGGAATCATTAGAGTTCCAAACCAACCGACATAGAGACGGTTATCAGTAGAAGTGATCCACTCACAGAACTGTTGCCAAGTATTTGATTGTCGTTGTTGTGAAAGTGTAGCAGTCATTTTTTAAAAGAATAGTAGGACCATCAGGGAAATGGTGGTGATACTATGCTCCCCGCACCCTAAGCGGGGATATGAGAGACGTAATTTATACACCCATAGGTCTCGGTTAACGGGTGTTACAAAAGATTAGAAATGTTTACATTTCTTAACCAGTTGACTTATTTATAATAGCATGGGATTCCACACCTGTCAAGCCCCTCTCCCATCCGATTTATAAATAACATAAATAGAAAACTTTTGCGTTCGTGTAATGGCAAACCGCTTCCCTTTGATTGTCAATCCAGACACTAAAGAAATTCAAGAATTAAAACTAAACGATAATCTAGATTTAACTGGCAACGGAATATATGCTGGTGGATCTATTGGCAACAACGGTCAAGTATTAACTAGCAACGGCACAACTGTTGAGTGGAGGACAGTCACTGGAGGTGGCGGAGGTGGCGGAGGTTTAGACCTCAACACTACTTATATTATTGAAACCGAAGAGCAAGCAGATGGTGCTAATTTAAACTTAGTTGCTGGTGGCACTGGTGTTGGCACTATACGAGTTAAGTTTTTAGATAATGCTCAACTTAAATTCGATTCTCCAAATAATTTAACCATTGCGCCATCCATAAAACCAGCAAGTATTACTAATAGTTTACTTGCCAATTCATCTTTTAGTGTAACTGTAGATGGAGTAACTCAATCAGTTTCTTTAGGCGGAAGTTTTGCTATCCCAATCTACGGAGATGTATATAGAACCGCAGCACAAACAATAACTAATAAAACTTTTAGTAATTGTTTGCTATCTGGTGCTATCAATACATTTTCTAGTATTCCAAATAGTGCTTTATTAAACAACAGTATTACAATTAACAATACTGTTGTTCCCCTTGGTGGAAGTATAAACATCGCTGGTGGAGGAGGAGGAGGTGTAGATACCAATACCACGTACAGTTTATCTGCTATTGATTGGAGTGAGAACGGAGTAAATAACCCCAACAAAAAAGCAATTCGTTTAACTGGTAGCGATGCTGCTACAACTAATGCTGTGCTAGTTGCTGGCAGTAGAATTTCATTAAGTAGAAACGGAAATGAAATTACAATTACTGGCACTGAAATAAACACAGATACAGATACTACCTATAGTGTAAATACAGATAGTTTAATTGTTAATAATTCCTCCGTGGGAGCAAGATTAAATTTAGTTGGAGGTGGCACTGGATCTGGTAATGGCACAACAGATAGAATTAACTTCAGAAGTGGAACTGGAGTAACGATATCTTCATCTACTGCCGATGATATATCAGTTTCAATTGGTCAAAACGTTGCAACCACAGCAAACGTAACTTTTAATGATTTAACATTAACTGGAAATTTGAATGTATCTGGTGCGCTAACTTATGTAAACACCACCAATTTAGTAGTAACAGATAAAACTATCACTATCGCAGATGGTGTTACAAATTCAGTCTTGGCAAATGGGTCAGGTATTCTATTAGGCACTTCAAATATTAATTTAACTTATAGTCACGATGCTCAGTCATGGGAATCTACATCAAACCTAAATCTAGTACCAACCAAAGTTTATAAAATTGGTAACACTACTGTATTATCATCTACTCAAGTACTAGGAAAATCAATGCCAACTGGCAATATTGTTGGTACAATTGATACACAAACTTTATCTAATAAAACTTTAGTAAATCCTGTAATATCATCAGTTATTAATACTGGCACAGTATATTTCCCTGCTCCTAATATTGCCGATACTCTAGTTGGTAGAAATACTTCGGACATTTTAACCAATAAAGTAATTAATGGAAATAATAATACCATTTCAAATATTGGAAATTCTTCATTAGCAAATAGCAGTATTGTAATTAATGGAAATACAGTTGCCCTAGGAGGCAGTATTACAGTAGTTGCACAAGATCCATATAGCGATGAAAAAGCTCAAGATGCTGTAGCAGGAAGCTTTACCAATGGAGTTCACAGTGGTATTAATTTCACTTATGATGATACTACTGGTAGAATCAACGCTAATGTAACCAACACTTTCGTATACCCAAATATTTCTGATTTCCCATCCGCTCTAACAAACGAGGGTGGCATTGCATATTCAGAAAATGACGGTGCTTTATATTATTCAAATGGCGTAAGCTGGACGAGTCAAAGAGTAGTAACAACAAATAGTTCAACATCATCCGATTTAGCAACTCTACTGAATAATTTTCAACTAACCTATTCGCTGTCCGCTGTAGATCAAGACTCAGAAAGAAAGAAAATAAGATTATCAGACTCGCAAGGAGTAACCAGTGAATTAGTTGTCAGAGCACACAATGGATTAAATATTTCAAGATCTAATAATGAAATATCTCTAACTGGTACTACTTATGGTATTTCTGCAGAAAATGCAACTGGCACAAATGCAAATTTAAGATTAACACAAACGACTTCTGCTGGAACAACTAATGATGATGTGCTTTTAGTCGGCACAAATGGATTAACTATCACAAGAACCGATGCAAATACATTAACTTTCTCCATCCCATCTACTGCTTCAGAGACATATACAAATGAAGAAGCACAAGATGCAGCTGCTCAATTATTTTCAAATGGTACCCACACTGGTATCACATTTACCTACAATGATGTATCAAACAGTATCAATGCAACTGTTACAGGGGGTGGCGGCGCAGGCGGTGGCACATTATACGATCTAGTTGGTAGCAACACCACTAGCAACAACGCCATAATAACTTTATCTGGTGCTGATAATACTGAAGATAGCATTGAATTTGTTGGAGGCGGCGGCACATCTGTTACTTGGGACGATTTAAATAACAGAATTACTCTTAGCAGCACTGCACCAGTGCAAGCAGATTGGAATGCTACATCTGGTCTAGCACAAATTCTCAACAAACCAACAATTCCACCAGCATACACGCTACCAACTGCGTCTGCTACCGTCCTTGGTGGAATTAAGGTTGGTGCTAATCTAACAATTAATCCTGTCACTGGAGTATTGGATGCTAACCCTGGATCATATACTCTGCCAATTGCAAGTCCAACTACACTAGGTGGAATTAAAATTGGTGCTGGAATGTCAATCGACGCTAATGGAGTTGTTAGTGTTTCAGCTGCAGATGCACCAATTATCCAAGACCTTTCTGGAACTTCTTCATTACTTAATATTAATTCAACTGGAGAAATAAATATTGTTGGATATAATGCTTACTCTTTATTCAAGATAACTACAGATGCAGAAGCATGGGTTAGAGTTTATGTAGATGATGCATCAAGAGATGCCGATTCCACTAGAAGTGAAGGCGTAGATCCAGCACCTGGAAGTGGAATTATTGCTGAAGTAAGAACTTCGGGAGCAGAATCAATTTTAATCTCTCCTGGAGTTATGGGATTCAATAATGACAGTCCAAGAACCAGCACAATTTATGTTTCTGCAACAAACAGATCATCTTCCCCAACAACCATCACAGTAACTCTAACAGCGGTACAAATAGGAGCTTAAAAAATGGCCATTTTAAAATCAGTCATCAATGTAAATAATGGTAACACTGGTTGGACAAAAGCAAATGTATTAGATGCATTAGAAACTGCTTTTGCTAACTTAGGGTTTCATGGAGGCACTCCTATAACTGGATCGCCAGTAGCATTGCTATCCCCAGTAACACAATCATCAAATATAGGAGATAACAGTTGGATTAATGTCGGGGGAGTGCAACCTGGAAGAAGATATAATAACTCAAGATATTTTTATGTAACATCAGTAGGAACTAGTGCATATAGTATTTTAGAAGAATGGAGATTTACTAGTGGATCTGTAAACACAAATGACAACACTATTCAATTAGTTCCTGGTGCAAATTATTTACCACATGTTGTGCAAACTGGAGATGCACTTCGTTATGCTCCAGGAGAAACTAATACTAACTTAAATATTGGTGGTGGTATCAACATCAATACAGTATACTATGCTATTCGTGTAAATGAGTTTACTATAAAATTAGCAGCAACCGCAAATGATGCTACAAATAATGTACCTATTGATATTACTTCAGCGCCAGCTGGCACTTTAATTCTTAGAAGAGAAGCAAGTGCCACTTGGGAAAATCCAACTATCAATATTGATTTAGGAGATACCGTATATTTCACTGTAAATGATACAACAAGTGGTGGAGATTTTTATCTAATTGATACAAGAGTAAATTCATATTCTACTGAAAGAATTTTAAATACGTCCAACTTCGATTCTGTTAGTTATAGACTATTCCCATCTGGAATGGGCATAAGAGATGCTAATGGTGTTCAATCAATTACATGGGAAGCAAGAGGTTGGCAACAATCGGAAACAGAAAACGGTAGTCCAGAAGACATTTTACCTGAAGCTGGTTTTGGTGGCACATTCTCTTATGGGTATGCCAACAGCGCAAATGCTTCCATGAAAGGAACTATCAATCTAGTTACTAGATATTCTACATGGAATGATTATACACCATTCTATCCATACTACAAATACACAGTGCCAGCGAGCGGTGGAAGATCAGAATTAAAACTAAGAATCTATCGCTTTCCAAGACAAAATACCAATGCTAATCAAATCGCAGGTGTATCCATTCATAGCATAGGAAGTGGGTGGTCCAACAATGAAGTATTTACTATTCCTGGATCAGCAACTGGTGGTGATGCAGTTAATGTAACTAATGATATTAAATTTGGTGTTAATGCAGCTGAAACTAATAGCAATGCAAATGATGGCGTTGCAAGTTTGAAAGTAACAAATTATGGTGCAGGAAATTCATTCTGGCAAAAGAATCCTAATGGATATTTTGCCGTACTTAAGAATGTAAATGATGCTGGTAAAACTTTCGGCACCACATACTACACTTTCGGAATGGCATCTGGAAATAGTTACAGAATGTATACGCAATCTGGATGTGTCTGGGGCTCTTTAAATAGACTAGGAACTAACTCTGGCAATCCAGATGGAGCTTATGAGTATGGTTACTTTGGTGGTAATCCTGGTTTAGATTATCAATCAGGTTACAACTATATCGCAAACAGTGATAATAGTTTCAGTTATGTTGATTATGCATCAACTGCTACACCAACTGCATACCCCCTTTCAATTAGGACATACAGAGCACAATCACCACAAGACAACAGTTACGCTATCATACAGTTTACACAAACAATTAATGGAGTTGTAGTTCCTTTTGCTACATTTAGTATTAATAGAGGAATTAATTATGGTAGCGGAGTATGGGATACAAATCACGTATGGAATGGAGGACTAACATACTATTCTACCTCAACCAGAGGAGTAGATATTAGATATACTTCTCCTGGATATTCAAACGGTAGCGTTCAACCACAAGATGAGCCAGCAGATGCTCAATCATTAGCAAGAATGGCGGAGTATGGTTACCTAAGAAATCCTGGAAGTTGGACATCCAGAGAATCTAGAACAATGTATACATGCAATATTGATACAGATTCCGACACATACAACTACTCCCATGCAATAACTTACTACAGAAATTCAACTTTTGATTCTGAACCAAGGACAGAAAGTATCTGTTTTGCTGATAGAAACAGAAACGTATCTTCATCTGCTAATTATTATAAACCAATCAAAGGTATTCCTTTAGCAAATAACTTAATACCATGTCCATATTATATTCCAGATGATTTTGTAATGCTACAAGTCGCAACATCACCTGGACTTACTGAGTTTAGAGTTGGCGACACAGTAACAGTAAGTCAATCTGAAGTGTATGAAATTATTATGGCTTCATATCAAACAAACCAAAATGGATTGGATAATATCAGTAATAATTCTTCGATAGGAATGCTATTCTGCGCTAGAGTAACCTAATGGCAAACATCAATCTATCTGGATTACAACCAACAACTGCAGTTTCAACAAGAAATAATACACTTCATTTCAGACAAACTGCAGTTGGATTTTTACAACTAGTATTTTCTTCTTTAGTAAGATCACCAGTTGCTCCAAGAAACTTCAATATTAATAATTTAGATTCTCCCACCTCAGGAGAAAAAAGAGCTGAAAGAGGATTCTTATTTGGCAGAAGACCTTCTAGAGGTCTTCTTTTTCCAAGAGGTTATTATAACAAATAAACTAAATATACTAAGAGAAGTATTATCATCCTAGAGGAATAAGATGTCGATTAAAAAAATTCCTATTGCTATTGGAATTAAACCAAATCAGGTAGCAACATTTACCAACAAAACTCTTGATGGCACCCAGAATATATTTCAGAATATTCCAACAGGTGCTCTGCAGTTTAATACCATTACAATTAATGGAAGCACTATTCCTCTTGGCGGTTCTATCAACATTCAAGCTCAAGGTGGAGCTCCAATTGTTGATACCAACACTACTTATAGCATTAAAGCATCCACTGTTACTAGTGGAGCACGTTTAGATTTAGATGCTGGTGGTAGTGGAGCAGGCACAGATTCAGTTAACTTCATTGGTGCTGGTAATGTAACTGTGTCTAGAATAGATGACAATACTATTAGAATTAGTGACGCTGGAACACTTGGCGGAGTTGCGTTAACTGCAGATAACACTGCAACACTAACAAATAAAACTATCAGTGGAAACACTAATATATTATCAAATATTCCAAACACCGCATTAAATAATTCATCCATTACAATTAATGGAGAATCAGTTCCTCTTGGTGGAAGCATCACTATTGCAGGTGGTGGAGGAGGTGGTTCAGGAGATGTAACTCTTGCAGGAATTCAAACTCTCTTCAATAAAACAATTTCTGGCATATACAATAGTTTTGATAATATTCCAAATAGTGCTTTATTAAATCCTTTTATTAGAATTAATGGTAATGTAGTTAATTTAGGATCTAATTTTACCGTAACGGGTTTAGGTGATGTAACAACCACGGGAGTCCAAGATTTATCAAATAAATCTTTAGCAGCTCCAATTATTCAAGATGCAAAATTAACTGGTACACTCAGAATTGGAACAGTAGGGGGAGGAAACCCTGGGGTAAACGGCCAAGTATTAAAATCTACTGGCACTGGAGTTGCTTGGGTTGATGAAAATCGCACTACTGCATCAACACTAGTTGTGGGGTCTGGTCTCACTGGAACAGGAGGCACTGAGTTTGACGGATCTAATGGCATTACTATTTCTGTCAACACTGGTATTGTTGCTACATTAACTGGCACCCAAACATTAACAAACAAAACTTTAACAGCACCTAATCTAACAGGCGATTTAAAAATTAATAATGTTTCTGGCACCGCTGGACAAACCATTGTTTCTGATGGCGCAGGTGGTCTCACATGGGGTGCTGGTGGAGGTGGAGGAAGCGGAAGCTTCAATGGACCAGGATCAGCAGTTGATAATGCTATTGTTAGATTCGATGGAACCACTGGTGCATTAGCACAAAACTCTTTAGTCACCATCTCAGATACTGGTGTGATTACAGCACCATCTGTAGGAAGCGTAATTCCTTTTTATCATTCAAGTCCATTAGCATTCCCATCTGCTTCAACATACAACGGAGCAGTAGCAGTTGCAGCAAGTGATAACACTATTCACTTTGCAAGTGGTGGTAACTGGATTCAACTTGCTAAATCCACTGAAGTTGCAGTTTCTAGTAGACAAACTTTCTCAACTACGACATCAGCATTAGCAAATAATGCACCTGCATACCCAGATATTACTAATGCATACAAGTCTTATCTACTATTCAAAATTCAAACTGATAGAGCAGCATGGGTAAGAGTTTACACATCTGTTGCTGCAAGAACTGCAGATTCAACAAGAAGTATTGATGTTGATCCATTGCCAGGTAGCGGTGTTATCGCAGAAGTCATTACTACAGGTGCTTCTACTCAAGTATTAACACCAGCGGTAATCGGTTTTAATGACCAAGCATCTCCAGTTAATACAATTTATCTTGCTGTGACAAATAGAAGTGGCGTAACTGCCGCAGTAACCGTAACATTAACCGCCCTCAAGCTAGAAGCATGATGGAAAGAGAATACATCGTAACAGCTAAAACAAAAGAAGATTTAGAAAGTTTATATAATGACTTAGAAACTATCGGTGGTTGTGATTGCATTCCAGATAGAGAAGTTGAGTGTGTCCATAGAAGGCCAATTAGTAGAAATACACATTATTATTTGACTGATGAAGAAGCAGAGTTAATTAAAAAAGACCCTAGAGTTTTAGACGTTGCTTTAACTCCAGAAGAAAGAGGCGCTACAATTACTCCACAATATACTTTATCTACTACTACATGGAACAAATCTAATACAAATAATGATGCTCATAGATCATGGGCAATGTATAGATGTGTAAATGGAGCGACAGTTGCAAACTGGGGAAGTGATAGCACAGCAAGTCAAAACGCTACAGTTTTATTTACAAGCACTGGAAAAAACGTAGATGTTGTAGTTGTTGATGGTTGTTTCGACCCAGCACACCCAGAATTTGCAGTTAATGAAGCAGGCACTGGGGGGAGTAGAGTTAATCAATTCAATTGGTTTTCTTTAAACCCAGAAGTAACAGGCGGGGCTGCTGGAACCTATCTATATACAAATGTCGGTGGTAACTATATCAATGGTACAGCAGGACAGCAAAGTGACAATAACCATGGTTGCCATGTCGCAGGGACAGTATCTGGTAATAGAAGAGGATGGGCAAGAGAAGCAAACATTTATAATATAAACCCATATGGTAGTGCTCCTTCTACTATTACATCAAGTTTGTTAATTGACTATATCAGAGCATGGCACAATAGTAAAGCAGTAAATACAACTACTGGTAGAAAGAATCCAACTATAACCAATCACAGTTATGGTATCACATATAATGTCGCCATATCAAATATAGATTATGTGATATACAGAGGCACTCAATATAATAGTCCCACTGCTGCACAATTAACTACATTTGGACTATTAAATAACGGCACAACTGTGCTAAACATTCCTTATGTATCAACCGCAGCAAATGTAGATATTCAAGATGCAATTGCAGATGGAATTATTTTTGTCGCTGCAGCAGGCAATAGCTCTTTCAAAATAGATGTTGCTGGTGGTCAAGATTATGATAATCAAATAAAAGAAGTTGGATTTGCTGCAGATTATTATCATAGAGGTTCTTCACCTGGAGCATTGGATAATGTAATTTGTGTTGGTAACATCGATGCTACTGTAGTAGAACAAAAAGCAACTTCAAGTAATTGTGGTCCAAGAATTGATGTGTATGCTCCTGGCACTAATATCATATCATCTGTACATAGTAATGAAGCGGGTGTGTCAGATTCTAGAACTAATACAATAGCAGCAGAAGTTATAAAATATAATGGCACCAGTATGGCATCGCCAAATGTTGCTGGTGTCGTTGCTTGCTTAGCAGAGCAGTGGCCAAGAATGACACAGGCAGAAGTCAGAGCATATCTTGGTGCTAGCTCATGGGGACAAACTAATTTAGCAAAACTAAATCAAGTTAATGATAACAACAACACCAATAGACCTTTACAAGGAAGTCCTAATAGATACTTATTCTACCCAATGGTAAGAAGAGTGCCAAATCCATCTGGAACTACTTGGGTCGGAGGACAAACTACTTCACAAATTTCATTTCCAAGAAACGATAATAAATTCAGACCAGTATTAAACACTGGCAACCCAGATTCTACTCTATATAATTCTAGTATGGTTTATCCACGACATCCAATTTGGAATAGAAGTTTGACATAAAAAAGGGGGGTCGAGAGACCCCCTTTAAAGTATCACCACACACCAGGAATAATTTGACCAGTGGTGAGGTAAGTGCCAACAGCAATGACGAAACCGAGCATTGCCAGGCGAGCGTTGAGGATCTCTGCCTCAGGGGTGAATCCGAATTTCATAGTTGTTTCCTCAGTTAAGGTTTTCTTCTTGTTCAGTAAGGATGACGCAATCGCTGGTGGGATATGCTACGCAAGTGAGCACCCAACCATCAGCAAGTTGGTCGTCATCAAGGAAAGATTGCTCTTCATTATCTACTGTACCGCTAATGAGTTTGCCAGCACAAGCAGAGCAAGCGCCAGCACGGCAACTGGAAGGTAAATCAATGCCAGCCTCTTCAGCTGCTTCAAGAATGTATTGATCTTCAGGACACTGAATAGTTGCCTCGGTGCCATCAGGTGAGCGGAGGGTAACGGAATAAGTCATTAGTAAGTTTCACAAAGTTTTTCTACGGAATACGACAGCAACACGAGGAAGCTGACACTAGTGATTATAAAGGTAAATTCTGCCATAGTCAATCAATTGTCAGAAGATGCCGAAGAAGAGCTTGCCAGTGACCATATAAGAAATAGCACCAGCAACAATGCCGACCATAGCCCAGCGTCCATTATACTTCTCCTTTACTTGGTTTGGGGTGTCCATACCATAGTTTTCGTAATACATGGTAGGCTCTTTGGCAAACATATTCTGTTGACCAAACTCATTGGTTGTGACAGTCATGGGTTTTGTAACGAATCTTTACATAGTATATAGCATTGTAACGGGTTTGTCAAGCCCCCAGTCTGTCAGCAAACCCTGATAAGCATTTGCACCTACTAAATAGCTCGTTATACTACACATGTATGAGATATATCCATATCTGCTTACTACTTTGGAATGGCAGAACTGAATGGAGAACTATTCCATGGGGCAAAAAACACCTTGATTTTCATAGAAAACATGGTGACATAATAATGTATAAAGAGTAATCTTATGTATAACTTATCAAGCAAAGACGTTAATAGAATTATCACTGCTTGCAAACACTATGCTTACCATGAGACAGGCAGCGAATGGATGCATGATGAATATATTAATATCATCGAAAAACTTTGCACTTACTTAGAGCAAAACTTCGATGACGAAACTCCAAAGCCGTTGGAATGTTACATTCGTGTAAAGAAAGATGACTCATCTGATAGTTGAAATCTTAAATAATCCCATCAGTTTAGGCATTCTATGCTTTGCCCTTGTTATGTTTCCTATTATAGGTATCGCAAAAATCCATGAGTCACCGAATGAATCAACTCAACCCACAGAAACTGGTAACACAGAAAGAATGTCAGGAGATGATTGATGCTGCTATACGAAGGCACAATAGGAATGCTTCAATTATTTCTATGTGCGTTGGTTGGGTGGTTCTTGCTTTATTTGCTGAAGGATTGCTGAGATTGATAGGCGTTATTCCACCCGTACTACCATGGCTCAACATCACGTTGAAATAATCGGTATCGTTTTCTTGTTAGTATTTGCTGCCACGATGTTTTATCAAGGCACCTGCATCATGAAAGGGCAGAGAGGATATTCTCTTAGAGATTATCTCAAGCAAGACAGCACGAATATGCGTAAAAGAATAGAAGAACTATTAAAAGACAAATGATAGTGTTAACCGAAGAGGATATAAAAGAACTTCAAGAAAGAGTTCTACAACAAAAGATGGATGAATTGTTTGAAGAGCCATCGACATACGAAGATGATGACTATGGAATTGACAGAATTTATTGATTTTCTTGACAAACAAATTTTAATTTTTATAGTATTTGTTTGTGGTCTTATTGTTGGTTACATGTATGGTTTCCGAGACGGAGCAGGATAATGGGAGAGTTACCTTGGGGAGTTATTTCTATTCTTGGGGTTGGACTAGCAGGCACAGCGTATATCATTTATTACATACTTAAATTAGCAGCAGAGGAAATGAAAGATGACCAGCCTCATCATTAAATCAATGATACTTTTTACATCTATGGGGATGTTTATTTACTGGGGACTTAACAACGCTTATCCAATCCATTGACAAATTTGAATATATATCTTATAATCAGCCACATATATCTGTTTCGTTATGACACACTACAAACCATACTCACCAGAGTGGCATCGGAAACGCTACCTAAAAGAAGCGTTAGATAAGTATTTGGATGAATACATCGACAACGAAGTAATCCTTGATGATATTTCTGATATTCTAGCTGAAAGATCTGAGCGAGCATACGAAGAATTCAGTAGAATCAATGATTTGGAAGCAATGATTAATGCTAAATAACCCTATATGGAGATTGCATATGCTCTCTACACAATATCGTCTTCGACTGGAAGGAATCTGTCAGAAAATTGCACAGCACGAAGAAGTATCTCTTGAAGACATGATTTGGGCAGAGAAACTTGCTAAAGCAAATAGAACGGCAGCAACCATTCTACGCCAAGCAAGAAGAACTGCAGAGAATCCCGACATGAAGGAGGGAGATATGGACGATTTTTTAAACCAACTTGACATCGGTGGTACAGGTCACGAGCGTTTTGGCAAACGTGGATTTGATAGCGTCGATGATATGGTTGATTGGTGGACTAAAGACAAACCTGATGACTGGAGGCAACGTGACTGAAGAATCTCAAAAAGACAAATGGAATAGAGGTCTAGATTTATTCATTGAGAGTGTGCATAAACCAGACAATGAGCTTAGGCAATGTGCCCATGATCAAAAGTGTTATCATGAATTAATGTGGGTGAGAGAAAATGTTTTAGAGTATCTCGCCACTCTACGACACCATTAAAAAAGGGGGCAATTGCCCCCTTTCATTTTATCCAAGAGTCGCCATATGATATTGCGCTTCCTGTAGTTTCTTTTGTTTTTGAATTTGTTTACGGATAACATTCAACCAATTCATTTTGCTTCCTCCCAATTCCAGTTATTACATGGACGGTAGGCAACACCACGATACTTATTTTGTGGATGTGCTGGTGCATGAGTTTCTGAATACCAGTGCTGATATTCTTGCTTAGGGGTGTCAGTATTATACTTGCACCCACGATAGGTTGCTTGTGACATTAGGTGTCTCCTTAAGTGTTAGTTTAAAGAGCGTTCCTTCAGTCGGCTTTTGCGTCTATGTTACACTTCTTTGGCGTTACAATTTTTAATTCATAAAGCAAATCATTTTTTAACTGAGGCGTCATTTGAGGATGAGAAGAAACTCTTCCCCAAATTAATTGTGCCTGTAAACAAGTTAAAACGAGTGCTTCCATAGATGAACGTCCCGTTCCGAGTCGGCTTACTTCCGTCGCATATAGCGATGAACGTATTGTATATATTTATTTGATTTGGTAACATTTAATACCAATGGGAACAGATAGATTTGAACTATCGACCTCCGCGTTATCAGCACGTTGCTCTACCACTGAGCTATGCTCCCATATGGGTCTGGTGGGATTTGAACCCACAACTTCCAGGTTAAAAGCCCGTTACTCTACCATTGAGTTACAGACCCTCAATGGGCAGGGAGGGATTTGAACCCCCGTAGGCAGAGCCAGCGGATTTACAGTCCGCCTCCATTAACCACTCGGACACCTACCCAGATGGAGCAAGTGTGATACACCTCAAGGATGTAACAGTGACTTGCCCTCTATCTCACCACGGCATTCTGGTTTATCTTTCCAGCGCAAGTGGTAACTGGAGTGGTGGGATTCGAACCTACGACCAATCGGTTAACAGCCGACCGCTCTACCACTGAGCTACACTCCAATGAAATCAGGACTGTTTAGTGTCCATCATGTATTCTACTGTGTTTGCAATATCATTCATTGCATCACGTAGAAAAGGTCGTTGACCAGATTCCTGGCGAACTATTGGGCGATGATCATCAGTGAGCGACCATCGCCATTGCTTCAACATTTCACAATACCATAGATTAATCTTCATGTTTGCTATACTCCAATCGTATCCAGTTGAGAAGTGCGTAGACTTCTGACAATTCTGATTTGTATTCGGTATAGTCTGTGTCATCAAAAAGTTTTTCTTTTTCAAAAAATTCAATTTCACTGGTCAAAAAATCCACATAATGATTGAATACATTGATTGCAAGTTGTCTGTCTCTCTGTGAAATAAGTGACATGTTATTTATCCTCAGGGATAAGAGCGGAGTATCGGAATCGAACCGACGACATCTAACTTGGAAGGATAGCGTTCTACCGCTGAACTAACTCCGCATGGCAGGAAGGAGAGCTCTTGATGCAATCGCAGGATCACTTCCCCCTTGGCCTCCTTCTAGGCTGTCTGCCTAACGAGTAACCAATGTCGATGAGAGGACTTGAACCTCCACGAATAAATTCACTGGAACCTAAACCCAGCGCGTCTACCAATTCCGCCACATCGACTTATTTATATTATACCCGAGAGGGTGGGGGATGTCAACCCCCCGTTGCTCGGCTCGCCACTTGCCCTTTGACCAGAGGCAAGAAACTGGGCGGGAGTTATCCCCATCCGCACCACCAGTTTTTGAGAGAAACTGGAAACTCATCGAGGGGGTTTCCCGACCAGGGCACTTTTAACGTCATTCCGAGACGGTTTGAGGAATTAAATCCTCGTATGCAGCATCTACTGCGTCCTGAAATTTACTATACGGTCCATGATTAACATCATTATACACATAGTAATACTTGTTTTCAACCTCTAGCACATCGAAATAAGTAATAACTTTATCTCCGTTGTCAAGGTCTTCAACGATTCGCATCCTAACAGGATTTGTATCAACAGGTTGCATAACATTCAAAGGGTAACGTGACTCCACCAGTGCTTTTAAAGTCTCTCCGTGACTTGTTTTTCAAAGATATATAGGTCTTTTCCACCCCACACAATTTCACCGTTTTTGATACCAGCATCATAACACAACACCTGATTGCCTGTCAAGGTCATTCTGGTTTCCATACGAGCATCATAAAGAATGCATTCTTCGTGATTAGTGCCCTCCCATGCTGTTGATGTGCGAGTGAAAATCATATCACATGGATACTTTTCCCAGTTGGCATCATAGTTTCTGACAATAATATTATTACCAGAGATTTCTAGTCGATGATACTTCTCTCTATAAGGAGCATCTTCACCAGCATAGTTATACCAGTGCTTAGAGTGAATTTCATTCTCTCCCACTTGCTCCCAATAGCAGTGAATGTATGCAAACTTAGATGGATTTACAAATGCTTGGTCTCTATTGTGATAACGACCAAGTAGAAAAGAAAGAAAGTCTTCTATCATGATAGGTCTACTAGCGCGTCATCCTTAGGTTTATAATATGAATAAGGGTCTTCATCAAGACCGAGATAGGGAGCATAGATACCCATATGGTCATCGTATTTTACTGGTGTGCTAGCAACTTGAGTATCTTCACGAAGATACTTTGCCATTTCTGTCAGAGCATCAATCGCTCGCTCTAATTGATATAGTGCTTTATCATTCATCATCGTCGTCTCCTTTAACGTAAGCAGGAACTCGGTCTGGGTCTAGCCAACAAGTATAGTCATGGTCTTCCATGGCAGTCAGCAGTTGCATTTCATTGTCACAAAGATACATATCGCGGTAACGACCAGTGTATGCATCTACTTTTTGAATACGACAATCGGGTTTGCCGTTGATTTCAAGGGTGCCTACTTGCACATAACGATAAGGAAAGCGGTCAAGAAGAACCGTCACGCGGCTTCGGTTTGTTGCACTCATTGCAGTAGTAGGAGAATCCATTACGAAAGTATTTTACCACCTGATAGTGGTCGCTGTCAAGGGGTTTCTCGGTGTCGCATTTAGAGCAAACCCTAGTCCCACCACCAGCAGAGGTTTTCAAGGGTGTTGATGAATTGCTCATGATAGACCGTACGACTTGGATTAGGTTTGCCATCTTTCATGTCTTGGAGATACTGCATTATACCACGAACCACTGGAGTGTCTTGAAAGTATTCGTGCATTCGGTAACAATCAAACTTCTCATTGTATTGAATGAAGTCATGGAGAGGTGCCATGTTGCGACGGTATGCACGAATGAATACGTCTTCATCTTTGATACCGTGCTTATTACGAATGTCAAGTGGTGTATATTTTTCACCATTATATTCTTCATCCAGTTCTTCTGGGTCACCAAATACAAAGTGAAGGTCTTCGTAATACTTCTCCATCAACTCTAGGTCTGGTGCTACACGAAGTTCTTCATTCTCTTCCAAGTAATAATCCATTCTGCGTTTCGCGTCTGAGTCTGTCAGACGAAATACGATGTTACCGATGTAGTAATTTACTGGACCACCATATGTGCTTTCTGATAGTTTCTTACGAAAGGATAAATGAATAATTTTAAATCCAGGCTCTTCATTCTCTTCCATTACTAAACCTTGCGAAATGCTCATGTCAATACCTATCAGGAATGTTATCGTAATCTAGTGGGTGGTCTTGTTTCTTTTCTTGCTTGCGAAACTTTTTAAGGTCTTCAAACAACTCTTTGATTTTTTTATATGCCGCGTCGGCATCTTCTTTTCCTGCCATCTCAGCAGCAATAATATATTCCACCTTTTTACCGAAGTCAAATAGGTGATACTCAAAATCTGTTTGATGTTGATATGACATATGACCTCCTTTTTATTTTATATAGGAGTGGAGGGACTCGAACCCCCAACCGCGCACTAATCTGGTGCATACAGAAGGTATAAGCTTCTCGCTCTGCCAATTGAGCTACACTCCCATAGGTGCTCCTTGCGTGGATCGAACACGCCTCAGGCGAATTATGAGTTCGCTGCATTCACCAGATTGCTAAAGGAGCTAATGAATGGAGAATAGGGGACTCGAACCCCTGACTTACAGCTTGCAAAGCTGTCACTCTACCAACTGAGTTAATTCCCCTTGTATTCGCTCATAATTTTGATATGGCGTCAGAAGAACATCACTGCCATCACTGGTAGTAATAATAAAACTTTCTTTATTGAGCATCACTTCGTCCATGATTGCATCAAAGTCGTGGCAAAAAGTTTCTTCTGAAATAGTTTTCATACCATACACTCCATGTCTTTTTCTTCTTGTAGGCAACCAATACTGGTTAGATATTCAATAGTGTCGGTGCATCCACCCATAATCATACCATCAAGAGTTACCTGTGGAAAGGTAGCACCTTGACCAAACTCAGTATAAAATCCTTCACGAGTAAAGTCATCGTCAAGTTTGTATTGTGTGTATTTCACATCAAAACTATCAAGAATCATCTTGAGTTTGCTGCAATACTGACAATTTTCACGAGTGTAAATAACTAACATTAAATCTCCTATAAGAAGAATCGGGATGACAGGATTCGAACCTGCGACATCTCGCTCCCAAAGCGAGTGCTCTACCAAACTGAGCTACATCCCGTGGTGAGTCGGATATGATGGTCCCGACTCGTTATGAAAACCTCTTTTTAGGCTATCTGCCTAACGAGTGCCTTCAACGGAAAGGGTGGGATTCGAACCCACGGAAGCTTTCACTTCGCTGGTTTTCAAGACCAGAGCCTTCAACCACTCGACCACCTTTCCAAGTGACCTCCTAATTATATAGGAGGTTGGGGGTTGTGTCAACCCCCCTGGTTATCAAAAGGTATAACGAACTTTCAGTTCACCACCAAGAGCGAAGATTTCGGAATCGAAACCATGCTCACCAGCAACCTTGGCTTTAATAGAAACGCTTTCGCCCACGGGGAAAGTAGCACCAAGTTCACCAACAGCAACTGCTTCGTTGCCAAGACCAGCATTATTCCACTCATAACCAGGACCAATCTCAGCAAAGAGAGTGATACCATTTTCCAGTTTCTGCTCATAACCAACACGAAGTTCGGTTTGAGCACCAGTGTAATCACCATCCACCATAGCGCCAGTGGTTTTAGATTCCACATAAGGAGCTGCCATAGCAGGTGCTGCAATCATGGGGAGAGCAGCAAGAGAAATCAGTTGTTTCATACTTTTTTAATGTATCAGTTTACAAAATGCCCATAAGGGCAACGGAAGTGGTTGGATTTGAACCAACGGATGCCCACAAAAAGACATCGGGGGATTAGCAATCCCCTGCATTAAACCGCTCTGCCACACTTCCTAACGGATTTCAAACTCCATTTTTCTGGGTATTCTCTTAGTATAACCTGATACTGGTTGTGTGTCAAGCTTTTTTTCTTTCGGTTTTCCGACTCCATCAATACCCGTAATAACAGACAAATCATTACCTGAGATGATAGGCATACCACTTCTATCCAATCTCAATAGAGTATGATTATCACACCCACATGCTTTGCTTTTGTTTGCTTGTGTTACTTCTAATTCTACACCACATGCGTTACATCTGATCCTTGCCATTTTCTTTCATCCATTCTTTCATTGCTTTTTGCATATCATTATAATCTTTATCAAGCTGTCGCTTCATTTTAATCTTCATAAAAAATGTGATGACTTTAATTCGTGCTAGTTGAGTCATCAAATTAATAAACTTCGGCACATTCGGGTCTTGCCAAAGAATGTATACGATAGCAGCGATTGCTGCCATTGAAATGTAATATGTATTCATAGTTTAATATGGGCGATACTGGAATCGAACCAGTGACTTACCACTTGTAAGGAGGCCACTCTACCGCTGAGTTAATCGCCCTGGCGTCTCGGGCTGGGATCGAACCAGCGACCAACTGCTTAGAAGGCAGATGCTCTATCCGCTGAGCTACCGAGACATGTATGTATTATATCACTGCTTTGGGCAGTTGTCAAGCCAAGGAGCACAGAGTCTCATGGGTGGTGCGAGTGATTTACACTCTTCAGTGTAGCATATCGATTCGTTGTTTGCTTCTTCTATATAGCGAGGTTTTGATACCTCTGCTTTTGATAATCCAGATTGTCTCCAGTAGTCATCTACTGCTCTGTCTACGTCTCTCGTAATTCTTCTGTTTAGTTTCTCAGGATCTTTAAGTATAAACTCATTAAGCATAGTTTGTGGGAAATATTTTCTTTGAATCTCATCCAGTAAATCCCATAATCCATTTTCAGATACTCCAGTGCATTGTGAGAGTGCTGCAATAACAGATGATAATATTACTGCAAGTATAGCGTATTGTTTTATATCAGGTTTCTTCTTTCCGAAGTTAAACATAGGGGAGTTCTGCAGCACTCCCCCGTATTTATTCGATTGTCAAACTTCTACCGTAATCAGTTTGTTGGCATACTCATAGGCATAATCTGTACGGGCACCATGAATACCCCAACCAATCCAACTGTACGCATAATTCATGTAGCGAGAGATTGATTTGCCAGGAGTTTTCATCTTCTCCTCAATCTCTTTCCACTGAATTTCATTAGTTAGATAACGAAGTTGCGTCTCAAGCGATGATGGAGAACCACCATACTTTCTAGCAAAATCACCCAGTCCATGATAACGATTGGCAGATGTCCATTGGATCAGTCCATAACCGCCGTAGCAATTATGATAACTGGTCCTGCTACCACCTTCACAAATATTAGGAACAAAAGTAGACTCTTGCTTAATATTGCCCATGATAGTAGCAAGGGCGTTTCTGTCTTTAATACCTCTGTCTTGGAAATATTCCAAAGCAAGGTTTTCATGTGTCGAACACCCTTTACAAATTAACCTTTTCTCTTTTGGTTTTTCGGGAGCAACCGTTCTGGTCGCTGTCTTTGTTTCAAACTCCTTGATAATAGCAAATGGGGGTGGACCCTGGACTGGAGGAGGTGGAAACAATGGCATCGTTGCCGTTGTGGTTGTAACCGATGCCAGGAGAGGCAGGGTTACTGTAAGGAATTGTTGCATTTAAATTGATTGAACTCTACATCCCAATAGAAGGGGGGTATACCAATCCTCTCGGAGGGCACCTTCCTGGGCTCTAATTGTCACATCACTTTCTCATAATGCGAAACCTGCCCCTTTCGGTAGCAGGTCGTAACATAATATCACGTATTTATGAAGTTGTCAAGTTTGATAAATAGATATGGTCATCTTATATACCAAAAGAACAATGAAAAGATTACTTTTAATCTCTTCGTTATTCTTAATTACTCCTGTAAGTGCTGCTGAAATTACATCCAAAATCACTGATTCTGTTCAATTAGGTGTACAGGGCGCTGCGGTTCAATCTACAAGGATTGGAGCATCATACTCCGTTTCAGGAACCAACATTCAATCATCTGCATTTGGCGGTGTTGCTGGTGCTGGAACATACTCAATCAATACAGCAGGTCAAGCATTTAGCTTCTCAGAAAGTTTCAATGCTGCTGATACTCCTGTAACCACACAAACAGTTACCAACCAAGGAACAATTACATCACCCAATCTCTATGGAGATAGTGTAACTCAAGTTGGTGGCGAGAAAGGAACTCTCGCTGGCACACTATCTCCTACTGGTGTACCTACTGTTACTGCTGGTGGTGCAGGAACTACTGCTACAGCACAACGTAGTATTGAATTGAGCGTATTCAAATGAGAAGAATCCTAGCAGGGTTATTCCTGCTAGGGTTTCATCATGCTGCCCTAGCGGAATCTGTTGTGCCTAATTTTACTAGGGGCACAATTACGGCAACAACCGAATCGACTACAAAGATTATAGAAACAATTCGTCAAGTTGAATATACAACTGGCACATCATACACTGTGACTGGAACTAATATTAACATTCCTGGGAGACCTACTCAGGATTCAAATTATAGTATCATGACTCAGGGTGCTCCATTCCAGTTCAGTGAAACTTATCTCGGACCTGGAGTGGCAAAAGAAACATGGATAGATCGCACCACAGAAACTCAGTCTACCACAAACTCGGTATCTGTCTTTACGCAGTAGGTTTATATGTATCGCCTGTGCTGGCTCAAACAGCTCCTAGCAACACTAATATTGCTGGGCCTAGTGCTAGTGCTACAGGAAACGTTACTAACCAAGCGGTTCAAGTCTTACAGGGTCCATACGCCCTCAATACGTTTGGTGCTGGAGTTAGTTGCCAGGGACCAACGATGAGTTTTGCTCCATTTGCTTTAGCAACTGGAAACGGTAATGATGACCCAGAAACATTTAAATCTTACAGTGGCAACGCTGGTGTAAGTTTGGGATTCAACTTTCCTCTCGATGGATCTCTACAAGAATTATGTAAAGCAAGAGTAAATGTTGAAATTGCTAGACAACAAGCAGAAGCAGATAAAGCACGTCTTGATTTTGAATTAGTTAGATTACTCAAGTGCGGTGAAGCATACAAGAATGGTATTATGTTTCATCCTGATAGCCCATACTATAAAATTTGTGCTGATGTTGTTGTAAAGTATCCGAAGGTTGAGGCAGTAGTCAATGCCAATAAACCAAATTAATTCTAATTCAATACCGACAATCGGAAATAAACCGATTAACGTATCGAATATAGGCATCAACGGACCAAGCGTTATACCAACCATCAATCCACCAGTCACCAAAAGTGTAGAGGTGCCAGTGGTGCGTGGTCTTGCGCTGCCTGTATTTGAAGCACCAGACCCATCAATCAAGTATCCTGTGATTAATGTGCCAACACAGGAAGAGTTTGATGCTGCTGTAAAAGCAGAGCGTGATAAGCAAGCAGCAGAAGAGCAGCAGAAAAGTAGAGGACTACCAGATAGTAAACCACCCGAATTGCCACAGCAACTGGTGCAATCTGCTACACCACCACCCGTAACAAAAGCAGAGATACCAGCAGAAAATCCAAGCATTCAGATTGCTGGAATGAATATCGATCTCCCAGACCCCTCTGTGGTCGCCACAGCGGGTGCTGTAGCAGTTGTGACTACTGCCACTACGATGGTCTCTGGCATCGCCTTAAACATGGTAAAGAATGCCGCTGAACCACTCATCCGTGAAGCAGTGAAGAATAAATTTAAAATCAAACTCAAGCAAGTCAAACCTGTGCTTCACTATGTCATGACAGACACAGGACACGTTGACATCTTTGAGTATTCTGCTGATGGCACAAAGCTTGTTGACACTACAGACAACGTAGAGAATTATATCAGAGCACAAGTAGAAACCAATGCTTTCTACGAAACAGAAAACAAAATTATTATTGATGATGTAGTGGGAGAGACATTCACAAAGGAAGGTCAGAAAAGATTCAAGCCTCTGTTTGCTCCTGCGAAGAAGATTGCGAAGAAGTTGTCTGCTCGTCTTTCTTTTTAATAGCAACCTCTGTGAGCAGCGAAGAGAATGCTGC